CAAGTACTCTCGCAAGGGTATAACGGCTTTCCTCGCGGCATAAATGACGATACCTTTCGTCTTACTGTCCGCGAGGTCAAGTACAAGTACATCGTCCATGCTGAGATGAATGCTATCTACAATGCTAGCTTCAATGGTGTTTCTCTTGCCGGATCGACGATGTACGTTCATGGACTGCCATGCTGCTCTGACTGTGCAAAAGGTTTGATTCAGGTCGGTGTCAAGCGTATAGTAATGGGCGTGAAAGACATACCCGAAAAATGGCAAGAATCATGGCAGCTCAGCAAGTCAATGTTTGAAGAGGCAGAAGTCGAGATCAAAATCTATGAGTAAACTCAACATCGTCTTTGGCAAAATCGGCAAGAGCCTAAGTTTTCGTCAGGGCAAATGGGGCATGATCGGTGGCGATCACGAAGCTCCAGCATTGCTTTCTATGCTTGCTCAGATGAATCCCAACATCAACTTCCATATCATCAGCAAGAGTGATTGGAAAGATCTGACACCCGCTGAAAAGCTGCAGCACAATGGCAACGGAAACATTTTTGATGTCTGGGAGAAATGGAATTCCAAGGATGGATTCGACTGCACGAAGTGGCCGTTGCACGTTCTGCAGAATACGAAGATTGACTTTGGCATCATCGTTTCCGGACCTACTGGATTCTCGACTATTCCGAACGCGATGAGAACGCTAGATGATGACCGAGTTGCTAAGCCATCAATGATGAGCGAGCGATACGTCGGACCGATCACGCGCTTTCTGAACGAGTCGAAGATCAAGTATATGGAGATCGGCGAGGATCCGCGCTACTATCCGATTGCTGCTCGCGATCTGTTCAACCGCCCAGAGTATATCTGTGGCACTCGTGATGTTGCTAAGCACCGCTCTGTCGAGATCATCGATGGATACTTTGGTGCAGTAAAAGAAATTAACCTGCCTGTCCGCGACTATCGAGTAAGCCATATGTTCATGGCTATGGAACCATCGGACAAGCGGCTCAAAGAACCTGGAACGCGCCAGAATCTGATGTCCATTTACTCAAACGGTCTGCGCAATCAAGGTGGAATGCAGAAGTTTCCGGCAATCAAGCAGTATGTTCTCGATCAATTTCCAGATGCTACTATCTTTGGCGAGTGGCCCGAGGATACTCCTGGGATCAAGTCGTATCTGGACAGAATCAAGCCCACACCGATGATCGAGCTCATCGACCAGATGTACGATACTAAGTATGCTTTTATGATTCCGATTCAGGAAGGCTGGCCCACCAGCAAGTTCTTCAAGCATCTACTGTTTGGCATCATTCCTTTCTTTCATCCTCTGTGTGGCGCAGACTATTACGATGATCTGCCAGACTATCTCAGGCTCAAGTCAGCTGCTGATTTCAAAGAAAAGATCGGCTTTCTTGAAAGCAATCCAAAAGAATATCTTAAGCTTTGGAAGCAGTGTCAATCGATGCTCGCAGATGAGTACTTTGATGGCAGCTACTTCAATGACATCATTCTGAACGAGATCTCACTTCACGTTGGCAAGAATGCTATTGACTGGACAACTAAGCCAATTATTCACAAGATGAGCTGTCTTTGGCCTGCCGAACAGGATGTAGTTGTTCGCAGCACAGAAGAAAGAAATGATCTTTCTGCGTTTTTCTGATTTGCAAATAGCGAATCAGCGTGTAGTATTTGACTATGAAAGTTTTCAAGGAAATCAAGCAGAACATAAAGTATGCTTTGCCAGAGATTCTTAAACTGCGCAATTCTGCACAGAAAAAAGAAGATGGTAGCTACGTCACCGGCGGCGATCTGTATGCAGATACAGTCATCGCCAATACTATTCGTCTGCATTATCCAAGTGCAATTATAGTTTCTGAGGAAAACAAACAAGAAGAACTCGATTACGATGCTATCGGCTCAAACGATATCTTCGTGGTCGATCCGATTGATGGCACTGAAAACTTTACTTCTGGTTTACCCGAATGGGGTATTTCGATCAGTCATTACTCCAAAGGCAAGCATGCTGCATCTATGCTGTGGTGCCCAGAACTGAATTTGTGGCTTGACAGTAAAAAGCCAAAGACTATGCCCACGAGTCGATCACGCATCGCTGGTATTTCCTCATCGATGCGCACTGAAGATCTGATGAATGTGACTCCTGGGTATGAGTACCGTATGTTCGGCTGCTGCGTTTACAGCATGATTCAGACAGTCCGTGGATCTTTTGTCTCATTTGAGAATCCGCGCCGTGCTAATTCCTGGGACATTCTTGCTGGTCTGAACATTGCACGCATCAATGGATTGTCAGTAAAGGTCAACGGGTATGACTACACCGGTGACTATCTGCATTCATCTGTAAAGTATAGTTTCAGAATCGAACACCCTGTTCAGCATGCCAATTGATCTGGTAAATCCTTCGCGTGCGCTGATTGTTGCTGAGCTGACGAACAATCACCTGGGCAACAAAGACAATCTTATGGAGATGGTCAGATTGTCTAAGCAGTCAGGTGCTGATCTGATCAAAGTTCAGAAGCGCGATGTCGATAGCTTCTACACCAAAGATCAGCTCAACTCTCCATACGAGTCTCCATTTGGCACCACGCTAGGTGACTATCGCCGCGGCGTTGAGCTGAACGACGAGCTGCTGGATGTGCTTGAGCAGACCTGTGTGGAAAACGACATCGAGTGGTTCTGTTCAGTGCTTGATTATCCGTCATACTTGGCGATCAAGCGCTTCAATCCTCGGCTGATCAAACTTCCTTCCACGATCTCGAATCATCGGACGTATATGCGAGCTCTTGCTAAAGAATACGCCGGCACGCTTGTCGTTTCTACTGGCTACACTGATAAGAGCTACGAGGACTACATTCTGGAAACATTTCCACAGAATCAAATTTACCTGCTGCATTGTGTATCAGCATATCCTACTCCGCCAGAGCACTGCAATGCAGCTGTGGTCCAACATTACGCTAAAAACTTGAGCAAGCACGACATCATTCCAGGTTATTCTAGCCATGATGAAGGATCACTTGCATCGCAACTTGCAGTTGCTGCTGGTGCGCGAATGCTCGAGAAGCACGTGAAATTAGACAATTCCAACTGGATTCATTTTGACAACGTGGCAGTGAATCTTCGCAAAGGAGATTTCGCAAAGTACGTTGCAGACATTCGTCACGCCGAGACTATTCTCGGTTCATCTGAAAAGCAGGTACTGTCCTGCGAGCATCACAAATATGGCCATGACATCCGATAATATCTGCGCTATCGTTCCGGTTCGTGCTGGATCAAAGCGCGTGCCCGACAAGAACATTCGTCCGTTTGCAAGCAAAAGTCTGCTTCAGGTGAAGCTTGAGCAGTTGCTGCAGGTATTCTTAGCTAAAGACATCGTTGTCAGCACTGACTGCGGATATTCTGCAACGCTTGCTAGCGATGTCGGCGTGACAGTATTATGGCGCCCGTCTGAAATGGCATCAGATACTGTCTCGATGAGCGATGTCTACAAGTATCTTGCAGAGTCAGTAAAGCACGAGCATATTCTGTTTACTCACGTTACTAATCCTCTGTGTGATGCTCAGGAATATCTGACAGCTATCAGCCTGTATAAGAATCTTACCTCTGGCTATGATTCGATCACCACGATCAGCTACCTGAAAGATTTCCTCTACACGCCAGATGCTAAGCCGCTCAACTTCGACCCGCTGAACAAGCCGCGTTCGCAAGATCTGCCAAACTACTTCAAGCTTAACCATGCGATTTCTATACTGCCACGCGAGATGATGATTGCTCAGAAAAACATCGTGGGCACATCGCCATTTTTTCTGGAAATCTCAAACGTCGCAGCAATGGATGTCGATACGTTCTTAGACTTTCAGATCGCTGAGTATGTTTACAATCAGGAACGCGCTCACTATCCTTGATACATAATTCTGTACCTCTCTACATCATGGCCAAAAAGAAAATTACTTACGCATCTATCGTACCGCTAATCGGCGGCGAAAACTTGGGAATCCATCAGGCACTTGACGGGCAACTACCAGAGTATGTTCTGTCTTACACGCCTTTTCAGCATAACGACAAGCACTACATTTCCTATCTGCGCGATCAGAAGAAGTGGAAGGGCGACTACGTTTTCTTGGACGAGAAGCCAGACTACAAAGCTAAGCACGTGAACGCTGTCAATGCAGTATGCCCGTGTGCTGGTCTGTCCTCGCTCTCGCATCAGTCAAGTTCTGATTCCGCGATCAACAAGTGGATGTACGAATCCGCCGAGTATGTCCTGAAGAACATTAAGCCCGATGTCTTCTGGGGTGAAAATGCTCCGCGTCTTTCGACTGAAAAGGGCCGCCCTGTTGCTGACAAGCTTTATCAGATCGGCCGCGAGAATGGCTACTCTATGACGCTGTACTACACGGAATCGCGTCTGCATGGCCTGTCACAGAAGCGCCCGCGCACCTTTTACTTCCTGATGAAGGGCGACAAGGCTCCGATTCTGAACCGTTTCTTCCGCGAGCCGGAGCCGATTGAAGCAATCCTTGAGCAGCCTGCTATTCCGAACGATCCGATGGATGTTCTGATCAATGACGATGATCCGATGGATTGTGGCTTCCTGCAGTACTGCATGGCAATGGAAGGCACAAAGACTCTAAAGCAGTTCTACAAGAAGATCAATCAATCGACTGTGGTGGTTCGTTCTGCTATCGATGAGTACTCAAAGCGCAATCCTGAAGAGGTCATCAAATGGATGGTCGAGAACAAGGTTCAGGATAAGTACATTCGCCGCGCTCAGGGAATTAAGGGCAAGCTTGATCAGGGACTGGGATACTGGGCGCATGGCAACACTGTGCTGAAGGGCGTGATTCCAGCTTTTGTCTCGATGATTCCGTTTTGTGCTATCAATGCTCAGAAAGGTCGATTCCTGACAGTGCGTGAAGCGCTGCGCATTATGAAGATGCCAGATGACTTTGTTCTAGCTAATGAGGATCCGCTTGCTGATGTCAACCACATCTGCCAGAATGTTCCTGTCACTACTGCTGCTGATATGGCCGCAGAGGTCAATCGAATGATTCGCGGCGAGATCGAACTAGCTAGTTCTGCCTTCATCCGTCAATCCAACAAGAACGGCGAGATCAATTATCTCGAGGAAGCGCCTAAAGCTACTATCGAATCCTTTTTGTGATTTACAGCAGCAACCGCTCGAATATAGTCTATTATTATGTCGTTACTCAATAAGCTGAAGAAGAATTCGAAGATCGAACTGACGGATGTGCTCGACAAATCCGAGTTGTTCAATGATAAGGATCTGATCCCCACGAGCATTCCGATGCTTAATGTAGCGTTGTCGGGCTCGCTTGATGGCGGATTGAGTTCTGGCCTGACTGTGCTTGCTGGCCCGTCGAAGCACTTCAAGTCATCGTATGCGCTGATCATGGCATCTGCTTACCTGAACAAGTATCCGGAAGCAGTAATGCTGTTCTATGATTCGGAGTTCGGCTCACCGCAGCATTACTTCAAGACGTTCGGCATCGATCCTGCTCGTGTGCTGCACACTCCGATCACTAACGTCGAGCAGCTGAAATTCGATGTCATCAATCAGCTCAGCGGAATCGAGCGTGGCGAGAAGGTCGTGGTTGTCATCGATTCGATTGGCAATCTTGCTTCTAAGAAAGAACTCGAGGATGCAATGAACGAAAAGTCAGTGGCTGATATGTCCCGCGCGAAGGCTCTGAAGGGTCTGTTTCGCATGGTCACGCCGTACCTGACAATGAAGAACATTCCGATGCTTGCTATCAACCATAGTTATAAGACTATGGAAATGTACTCAAAGGATGTGATGTCCGGTGGTACTGGTATTTACTATTCTGCCAACGCAGTCTGGATGCTCGGTCGTCAGCAAGACAAGGACGACGATGGTCTGCAAGGCTATCACTTCGTCATCAACATCGACAAGTCGCGCTTCGTGAAGGAAAAATCCAAGATTCCGATCTCTGTTTCCTTTGCTGGCGGCGTAGAAAAGTACTCCGGTCTGCTCGAGATCGCTCTTGAGGGCGGTTTCGTTGTCAAGCCCTCGATGGGATGGTATTCGCTCAAAGGCCAGGAAAAGAAGTACCGCGAGAAGGACACATACACCGGCGAGTTCTGGGACGACCTGCTCGCCTCAGATGAGTTCAAGAACTACATCAAAGAACGCTACACTATCGGTTATCGTTCTGCGCTGATTAACTCTATAGCTGACGAGGAAGACGATGAATAAGATTACTGAAAAGTCATACGCGCTGGTACCAGATGTAGAGGATAACGAGGCAATCTACACAATCAAGATCTCGCACGAACCATGGGTTGACATCATCGTCCAATATGGTAAGATTGGTCTAAATGTTACCGATGATGGCGAGTCTGCAAAACTATCTTTCAGATATGCTATCGTCAGTTGCCCAGAAAATCACAATAAGCAAGAACTAGAACAGAACAAAGACTTCCATACTTTCCTGGGAGATCTTTTAGCCTACATTATTCAATCAGCATTCGACAGCGGAAACTACAAAGTTGGTACGCCCGATAAATCTTCAGATCCTATAGATGTCCAATCCACTTCAGCTGACGGTCCTGCAGAAGATCGTCCATGACGAAAAGTATTGTCGCAAAGTTCTTCCGTTCATCAAGACGGAGTATTTCGATGAGCACCACAAGGTAATCTATCGTCTGATTCTTGACTTCATCTCGAAGTACAACAAGCTTCCGACGAAGACAGCGCTTGAGGTAGACTTTCAGAATGCCAAAGAGGTCACCGAGGAAAATTATACTCCTCTGACCACGATCCTTGAATCGCTCAAGGACAATCCGCTAGTCGAGGAAAACTGGCTTCTTGCCAGCACAGAAAAGTGGTGCAAGGATCGCGCAATCGACATCGCGCTGATCGATTCTATTCAGATCCGCTCAGGTGAAAAGAAAGGCATCACTCGCGAGGCTATTCCCGATATCCTGCAGAAAGCTATTGCTCTCACGTTCGATACTTCTGTGGGTCACGATTACATTGGTGACTTCGCTAAGCGATATGACTTCTATCATAAGGTAGAAGATCGTCTGCCATTTGATCTCGAGAAGTTCAATCTGATCTCTAAAGGCGGTGTTCCACGCAAGACGCTGAACATCATTCTGGCTGGTACCGGTGTGGGTAAGTCGATGTTTATGTGCCATCAGGCAGCATCTGCTCTTTCGCTGGGCAAGAATGTTCTTTACATCACGCTTGAAATGGCGGAAGAAAGAATCGCTGAGCGCATTGATGCGAACCTGCTGAATGTTGCTATCGACCAACTGCCGAATCTGCCAAAAGATCTGTTCGCAGAAAAGGTTCAGCGAATCGCATCCACGACTGTCGGCAAGCTGATCATCAAGGAATACCCGACTGCATCTGCTCATGCCAATCATTTCCGAGCACTGCTGAACGAGCTGAAGCTAAAGAAGGAATTCGTTCCAGATGTCATCTTCATCGATTACCTGAACATCTGCGCATCTGCTCGAATGAAGGGTCTGGGTGGTTCTGTGAACACTTATTCGCTCATCAAGGCAATTGCCGAAGAACTTCGCGGCCTTGCTGTTGAGTTCAACGTCCCGATCTTTTCTGCTACTCAGACGACTCGTTCTGGTTATTCTAATACCGATGTCGATCTGACCGATACTTCTGAGTCGTTCGGCCTACCTGCCACTGCTGACTTTATGTTTGCTCTGATCTCCACCGAGGAACTCGAGCGCCTAAATCAGATCATGGTGAAACAACTCAAGAACCGATACAACGATCCCACCGCAAACAAGCGGTTTCTGATCGGCGTGGATCGGTCGAAGATGCGGCTGTTCGATGTGGAAGAAAAGGCACAAACACTGACCAAGGAACTCACTGTGAAAGGCGGTAACTCCTGGCAGAAAGAATCTAGCGCAGATGACATGGACTTCACAAACTTCAAAGTATAAATCTTATGGGAATGTTCGATACTATCGCATGGGGTGAAAAGCTTCCTTTTTCACCGGAAATGGAAGAACTCGGTCTGAACAAAAACGACTGGAGTTTTCAGACAAAAGATCTAGACAACGGCATGGACGAATACGTCGTGCAAGAAGGCAAGATCTTTTTGATTGCTTACGAAAAGCAAGAATGGGTTGAGGGCGATAAAGATTCAAAAGATCTTTTTGCTAAAATCGGCCACATTGAACGTACTGGTAGGTATCTTAAACCAATTGATCTTACTGCTACTATTTGCATCTATGACTATCGTCATAGCGTGCAAGATAAGTGGGATTGCCGGATAGATTACGAGGCTGTATTCGTCAAGGGTGCTCTTGAATCTGTCAAATTGCTAAAGTTCGAGAAAACGGATAACGCTGACAGATTGCAATTTGAAAAGGAATGGCAAGAGCGTTATCTTCGCGAAGCTTCTCTTTGGTACAATAAGTACATCTTTGACACCACGATCTGGCGCAAGTTTATTGGATGGTATCTGCGCAGATTTTTTATTGCATCATCCCAATTTCTTGATAAGATTTCTTCTAAAATACCATGAGTAACAGCAACACACAGCCAACTACACGCGATGCTAACCAGCTGAGGGTGTTTACCTCGCCGATCTATCGCCAGAAGATCAAGCGGATGGTTGAAATGACCAAGACGATCTATGGCATTCATGGCAAGATTCCGAAGGGATCGCTGCCGAAGCTGAAGGAAAACGCCACTGAACGTGAGCGCATTGCTCGTGCAGAAAAGGAAAACTATCGCCTGAATATCGATGTGCTGCATTACTTTGCCACGCCGATTGCCGGAGCATCGTATGCGTCTAAGCAGGAAAAGGCGGCTGCTGCTGAAACCAATAACACTGATACCACTCAGACAGCATGAGCTACAAGCTTTTCTTGGATGATATCCGCGATCCAAAGGAATTCGCCAAGATTTATCCATTGCCTCTTGGTCCCTGGACAGTTATTCGTTCCTACATCGACTTTTGCCGAGTGATCGAATCAAAAGGCCTACCTAACTACATTAGTTTCGACCATGATCTTGCTCCTGAGCATTACACGAATCCGCCTACTCCTACAACAGAGAAGACAGGATATGATTGTGCTCTTTGGCTGTGCGATTACTGCCTGACATTCAAGCACTCGCTGCCAAAATATGGAGTACACTCGATGAATCCCGTGGGTAAGCGCAGAATAGAAGCACTGCTCGAATCATTCAATCAGAACCACATCAAATAATCTTATGATATTTTTGTTATTCTTAGCATTCTGTGCAATCTGGTCGTTCAGCGGCGTTTTCATCTGGACAGGAATGGCAGATGACGTTAAGCGCTGGTACAAGAAGCTGATTTTGCTTCTAATTTCTGGCCCATTTGTTTGGGTGTTTTGGATTCTGATGCGTATACTTATTACTATAGACAGCTGCGCATGGATCTATACTCGCTTTGAGAAATGGATGAAGGAATAATGAGCTACAACATATTTTTAGACAACTTCAAGCATTTTCGCAAGCCCGTCGAATTCAATACCGAGCACCGCGATGTGTCTGGTGAAGCCTGGGTTGTTGCTCGTACCTACGAGGAGTTTTGCAACGTGATCCTGACTCGAAAGTCTTTACCCGACTACATCAGCTTTGACTACGATCTAGGAGATCGTAGTGAACGGCCTAAAACTGGCTGGCATTGTGCTCAATTCGTTTGCGATTGCTGTTTAGCTGTAGAAAGTCCGCCGCCTAAATTTGGCGTGCATTCTACAAATGAAGAGGCTAAACGTGCCATCGAAGGTATGCTACGCGGGTTTGATAATTTTACTCGATTCGGTAAAAATAATACTCAATGAGCGAAAGCATTTTAGACTTTGAAATCGATCAGAAGGTCGAGAAGTTTGCAGAGGCGATCAATGATACGATAATAAAGAATTATCCACACATAGAGTTAACTATCACTGGCGATAGCGCAGAAAATACAGATCACACACTGCGCGCACAGCGCATTTATCTGAAAACCGACCATGGCGTGGTCATCGTGATGCCGGACTTCAATAATCGGTCTGCTGCTGCGTGTGTCGTCAATGTGCGTCTGTGGCGCTGGATGTCTATGGAAGGATTCGATGATGAGGCAATTGATCGAGAAGGAAAGCTGCTATCTAACCCATTACCCCATACTGACAGCAATGTGGAAATTCTGAGCTATTACCTCTCGCATAAAAATAGTGGATCATGAAGAAATTTGATTACCAGAAAGTCAAGCTGATCAGCCATAGCATTAGCTCGGATTATGACAACGTGATGGAACCAGACGAACTGGTTGCATACTGTGCTCGTGTTAGCAATCCTGCTAATCAAAACAATCACGAGACGGCCGGCAAACTCGTGCAATATCTTGTGAAGCACAAGCATTGGTCACCGCTCGAGATGGTGTCTGCTACCGTCGAGATCGAGACCACACGAGACATTGCTCGTCAGATTCTGCGTCACCGTTCGTTTTCGTTTCAGGAGTTCTCACAGAGATATGCTGATCCTACTGCTGCTCTTGACTTTACAACACGAGAAGCTCGGTTGCAGGATACTAAGAATCGTCAAAACAGCATTGCAACTGAGGACGAAGAGCTTGCTGACGAATGGGCGCGGATGCAGAATAAAGCAATCAATGCTGCTCGGAAAGCATACGACTGGGCGATCTCGAATGGAATTGCAAAGGAGCAGGCGCGCGCAGTTCTTCCGGAGGGTAACACGATGTCTAGAATGTATATGGCAGGAACTCTGCGCTCGTTCATTCACTACATCGATGTTCGCACTGGCAACGGAACTCAGGCTGAGCACATGGATGTTGCAAACAAGGTAGCAATATCTCTGTATCCGATCTTTCCGCTAGTTGTTGACTTCAACAGACAGTTTGGAGTTAAGAGTCAAGGACAAACTGAATAATCTTGTTTTTGGCCAAATTCTTGTTTACATTTCATGCCAAAAGCATAAGATTGATCTTGTAAATTCGCAATGAATACCAATACTAATAATACCACTACTAATACTAACTCTACGACGGCTACGGCCGCTAAGTCGCCCAAGACTAAGCCGACCGCTCCGACGAAGCCCACACCGACGACCAATCCGAAGCGTGGTGCTAAGAAGTCCGAGGTTGTTGCTCTGCTCAAGAACTTCACGTTTCCTGCTAACCCGTTCACGGTTCGTGAGGTATACTGCTCGCTGGGCGTCTGCCACGGTCTGATTCGTTCCTACGTCAAGAAGAACGCCAAGATCGTCGGTGATGCACCCAAGGCTGCTGGTTCGACCGGCAAAGCTCGTGGCAAGGCTGCAAAGCTCTATCAGCTGCCTGCCGACAAGCTGAACTACTAAGTTTCTTCGTCATCGCCGACCAGCGGCGGCGATAAGATCCGCTGGTTTGTGTTATGCATAAACACACTTCCTAGTCCTCACCGACTAGGAAGTCGTGCTTTAGCTGGTAGTCAATGACTTACGCAATTTTATTTCCTATCATTTTTTCTAGAATAGTGTAGGATATCTCCATGATGAATACTGCTACTATCAACCGTAACGTTCTTACGGCCATTCGCGCCGATCTCGATGCCGCTATCGCCGCCGTTGCTGCCAAGCACGGTGTATCGATGAAAACCGGTTCTGCTCGGTTTTCGTCCGCTGCTGCGACGATGAAGGTTGAGATCGCCACGATCTCTGCTACCGGCGAGGTCATCAGCAAGACGATTGCTGCTTTGCGCGCCAACTACAAGTACCTTGGTCTGACTGAGGATCATCTGAATGCGACGTTCAGCATCGCCGGTCGTACCTACAAGCTCGCCGGCTACAACTCGCGCCGGTATGCTAAGCCGTTCGAGATCAAGTGCTTGGATAACGGCAAGATCTACGTTACCACCGAGGCGCAGATTCGCGCTGCGCTCGGAATTCCCGCCAAGATCTCGCAATTTTCCTCGCGCTTCTGAGCTCCAACAACTTACGTAACTTTCTTTCCTATCATTTTAGCTATAACCTGTTAGGATTTATCCATGATGAAACTTAAGCAACATTCCTCCAATTGTCACGAACTCGCTCTTGCTCGCGGTGCGGTTCTCTTCTCGTACGAGACGCCCGTGGCCATTTCATTCGATTACCCGACGAAGGTCAAGTTCACGTCTGAACAGCTCGACATCGAAGCCGAGTTCTACGGCGTCTATCGTACTGACGTAAAGTACAGCAAGGCAACGACTAAGCATATCAATGCTTGGACTGCGACTACGCGCACGCTCTCGCAGGAAGTTCTCGAGGATCTCGCCGGCCAGATTCTTCGTAACGTCTGAGCATCAACAGGTTATGCAACCTAAAGTAGGGTCATTTTTTGTCCATCCAGATCAGCAAGCTAGTCGATCTGACTTTTATGTGCTGGCACAGATCGTAGACGACAGATCTAAGCAAGTTGGTTACGTCGCTCTACCGGTGTTTATTGACCGTCGATCTTGCTTTCGCAAACCCGCCAAACTCGCTTCTGAGGCCGTTTCTGGACTTCTTACTGCTGGCTTTTCAGCCTATAAGATACACAAGATCGAGGTGCGGGCAATCGTTAATAATCAAGGGGTTATACAAACCGAGAACGGTCATTGGTAATCAACGGGTTACGTTTTTTTCTCGCCTATCATTTCTTCTAGAGCCTGTTAAGATATTCTCATGATGAAACTTACCACTAAACTTCCGAACGGCAAGTTCAAGGTCAACAAAGCTGCGGTCATCGCACGACTCAAGAAGCTTCGCAAGCAGCGCAAGGAGGTCGATATCCCAGGTCTGCTTCCGGTCTCTCAGCGTGAAGTTTCCGCTGAGGCGCGCGAGATGACTCGCTACCGCGCTGACAACTTCATCAATACCTCTGAGGAATAAGATGAATTCCGAGAACATCTACGACTCTGGCCATTTTAACTGGCAGCATAATGGCATCTTCGGGGTGTCATCGATCAGCCGCCTGTTCGGTCCTGTCTGGAAAGCTCCGCCGAGCGACATCGGAGTCAAATCCGCGCGCACCGGCGCCATCAAAATTTTCCATCTTGATACCACCGCGCCTGGGTACGAGGACGGCTGGGACGGCGAGTACAAGCGCTACATTTCTACTGATGGCAGCATCAAGCTGCAGATCGACCTTCACTAATACTATGGACTACTCAAAAATTCCTGACACGCTCTCGCAAGAAATCCGCGATGCAGCGCTTGATGAGAGGCGGGTCATCTTTGACGATCCGCAGCAGCTGCGGTTCATCTTTGACGATCCGCAGCAATGCTGGCACGGCCCTCGCTGGCATATCCGCGATGAGCAGCTCGCAGACATTCTGCTGAGCCGCGAGAATCCCAACTCTTTTTGACACACCATGACATCTAAACTCTATTCTATTCTGCGCTGGTGCGACCGTTACGGCGCTGTTATTCTAAGCATTCTTTGGCTTGCTCTGGCCATATTCGACTTTGTCTACGGAGTGTGGTTCGGACCACACGAGAACACAAAGAGTCACCTGATCAGCGCCGGCTATGAAGCACTGCTAGCAATGTCGTGGTTCATCATCGATGCATTCTACCGCAAGTAAGTGGACATCATAGTCGTAGGCGGAACAAAGCAGCAGCGCGCATTAGTTGAGCAGGCTGCTGCCTTTTACAGCAACTTTCTGATAGGCAGTGTGTCTGACTTGTTCATCACGATCAAGCTCAAGCGTAACCTGCTGAACAAGGAAGATGTCAAGGCGGACTGTCTGCTAGATGAAGACGAGGATGACTACAAGTCGTTTGAGATTCGCATAGACAGTCTGATGAATATGCCCGGGGTGTTGCGATCTCTTGCTCACGAGATGGTCCATGTCAGTCAGTACTACAGCGGCAAAATGAAAGACCGCGGCATCAGCGGTGTTGTCTGGAAGGGTCAGGCGATGAGTCTGACCATCGCGCATTACTACGATCTTCCTTGGGAAGTCGAGGCGTACAGCATGGAGGAGGGCCTTTACGAGCGGTTCGTCACTCGCAAGAAACTAGGCCGTGCAAAATGGTACAGAGATAGGGACTATCTATAAATAGCCTTAAATGGCTCAACAAGGATTTCAGTACGAGATTAATGCTTGCGACGTTCTAAAACCTATGGGCTTTGTCCCCAAGGAATTCAAGCCTGCGGGTGCAGGGCACAACCAACCAGATCTGATGCTCTTGCACAAGGGACAGACTGCTGGGTGTGAATTGAAAATTACTGCTGCTTCTGCTGGATCTCTTGTGCTGAAATACGATTCGCCGATCGGTGGAATGAAGATCGGTTATGGCGGCGGAAAAAACCCATGGAGTTTTGGCAAGATCGGACCCGATGAGGATGAAAAGCAATTCATTTCCTCGCTTGCCGAGGAAGTTGGTGTCTTCAAGCGTATCGCAAAGGAATGGACAGAAGAACCACTAAAGCGTGAAAGCAAAGATGATAAGTGGAAAGCTACTGCTGGCAAATTGTCTCCAAAGGAAAGATATGAGCGCGACAGAGATACCTTTCACGACATCATTGGTGAGATTCCTGCTACTAAAATCGAGGACTATTACATCAAGAAGCACACCTATTACGTCAACGTGGGCACGCATGGATTCTACCTAATGGGCAGCCAAAATCCGCTTAAGCTTGAAGGCGTGCCGCGGTTTGGATCATCTGCATCCGCTACATATCGTGCGCGTGTGCAGTATAAGGGATCGGGAAACTATCAGTTTACTTTTGAGATGCAGTTCAGAATGCGCGCAAAGTCTCCTTTCAACATCGCACCGGTGAACGGCAAATCAGTTGAGATCATTAAATCCCAACTGAATCTATCCTGCTTTACTTGATTCCAATACCACGACGGACATCGTGGTACATTTCGTTCTTGTGCGCTGTTGTCATCTTCGATGGAGCGCCTGAATGAAATTCTTTCTTGTTGCCGGCAGCAGCGTGAGCGCGCATCTTACTAGCTGACATACCACTCGTGCCTTCAGCATCTGGGTCACGCTCGCCAGCAGAGTGAACAGTGATTGACTTGAAGTTGTAGCTGCCATGATCGAGCTTCTTGCCGTTGTACTTGTGCAGCAAATTGTGCAGCTCTTCCTTGCGATCAGATCCTGCAACCACATGGAGATGCTGGACGCCTTGCTTGTGCAGATCGGCTGCATGATGCAGAATTGTGGGTTTCTCCTTGCTTGCCGCCTTCACGTTCGTTCCCGGGAATGCGCGCTTGGCATGCTTCACCCTTTGCGCAGCAGTCAGCGGATTCTTCTTGGGATCTGTCGAGTGCGACAGCACGACAGTATGCTCTGCGCCATGCTCCTTAGCAACATCATGAACTTTATTGACGAGTGCTTCGTGGCCGGACGTCACTGGATTCATACGGCCAAAAGCTAGAACGTGATGGCCGTTGCCGGCTGCTTCTTTGAAGAATGTGCTGAACGATTTCATCCGCGCGATTTGAGAAGGTTAGCGCGAGCAAACTCAGCGCGATTGACGAGCTTAGTGGGTTCTTCGTGGCCCTTGAACTTGTGATTGATGACGAATCCTTCAGGTTTTGACTTGTTGCTGCCGATGTGGTGGCTCAGGCCGCCTTCGTGCTTCTCAAGGTTGTGTACCAGAACGTTCTTGGCCTGCTGTAGGTGATGGTGCATCGAGAGCAGATTGGCATAATGCTTTGCGTGCTTCTCGATGTGTGCGTTATGCTCGGCGCCGATTGCGCGCTTCTTTTCCTGCCCAGCAGGTGTCTTCAATCCACTTGCCTGCTTTTCGTAGTGTGAGGTAATGTGGTGCTGCAGTCCTTGAACAGAAGGCTTCTCGCCAGTACGCACAGTATGATTGATGTAGGTTGACAGATGCCCAGCCTCGCCGCGATGTTTCTCAGTCGCAGCGTACATCTTATTCTTGTGCGTATCATGGATTTCCTTAGCAGCTGCCATGTGCTTCTCGAACGAGTGCTGATCGTGCTTAGGATACTCAATCTTGCTGGTATCGTGCTCAGCAGTTTTCAGGTGAACATCGGGATGCGACTTGAAGTTATGAGTGTCTGGATGAGCACTGACCGACATATGCTCCACACCATCTTCTTTGCTGTGCGGGTGATACTGTTGGTGAACCACCACACCAAACTTAGAGCGTGCTACCTTCTTAGCCTCATCTCCATGAGCAGTGTAGGTAATCGTGTTAGGCGTGAACGAGACAGACTTAGCTTCCAGCAGGATCGCATTCTCGTGTAGATGCTTGCTGTCAGCGGTGTGCAGAACGTCACCCTGATAGACACCGTGCTTTGGCGCGACCTTTGGCAGATGCTTTAGCGCATGCTTCAGAGTACGAACCAGACCAGGAGCATGACCGTGATTCTTATCGATGTCATGCTCGGTGTAATTGATCTTCGGATTCTTGTTGAACGCGCTCTTTGTGGCCACGAAAAACTTCTTTGTCTTCGGATGATGACCGAAAACAATCGATGGCGACCCGTCATACTTCATCGTCAGCGTGCTGTCATGCTTGCCTGCCTTCATATGCTCGTGAGCGTGCATCAGTGCGGCATGAGCGTGCTCGAATCCCTCGCTGCCATGAAGCAGCGGGCGATCCTCGGCGTGATGAATGTGCTTCAGTTGCTGAGGTGACTCAGCTGCTTCCTGAAGCATATCTGTGTAGGTTTCAGCAATCGTTTTAAGGGCGGAAAGTTGCAGCATAAATTGGTTTTTCTATTTATAAAAATACGCAGAATAAAAAACCCGTGATGTAAATCACGGGTTGTTACAGAGCTTAAACTGAGTATTACTTAGCGGCAGGAGGCGGAGCGATGATCTCCGATGTGCCCTTGACCATGCTGCCTACAAGGTCAAGTCCGCCACCGACGATTTTGCCGCCGCCGGAAATAACCTTACCTGCTGTATCCGAAACGACGCCCAGAGACTTGCCGATATCTGCTGCACCGTTGCCGACAACATTGCCGACGCCGCCTACAGCTGACTGGCCGATACCCTTAGCCGAATTATAGGTTGCATCAACAGTGCCGCAACCTGAGAAAGTAGCAGTAATTGCTACGAGTGAGAGAACAGTGATAGTTTTCTTCATAAGGAAAAGTATTTATGGGTCTGGTACTTCAGATTCTAACATCTGTATAAATAGAATTCTATATTGCTTTTGGATGTCAATTTCGGCATTCAAAAAATGGGTAACTCGACACATTTCAATGCTCTCGTTCAAAGACTTTCTGGCAGCTAACATCACGACAGACGAAACCGGCCAACAAGACCTCACAGCAATGAAGAGGCAATGTGGTCTGGTGGATGAGGAGGAAGAAAAGGTGGATGAGCATATCGTGAAAGTGTCAGGAGGTTACCGCCTTGTCAGCAAGAAGTCTGGCAAAAACCTCGGAACATATCCGACAAAGGCAGGCGCAGAAAAACGTGAACGTCAGGTGCAGTACTTCAAGCACAATAAATGATGATGAAATCTTTTAGCCAATTCGTCACCGAGACTGCTGCCAAGGAGATCGTCTGCGTGTTCGGGCGATTCAATCCTCCCACAACAGCTCACGAGAAGCTTCTCGATGAAGCAGCTAAAATCGCCGGTAAAGGTCAGTACCGCGTGTATGCATCGAAGGCAGAGGACAAGAGCACTAACCCTGTCTGCTTTGCCGAGAAAGTAAAGTATGTCCGCAAGATGTTTCCACGCCATGCGCGTGCTGTGATGTCAGATTCAGACATCGGAAATCACCTGCAACTCTGTTCAAAACTTCACGAGCAAGGATTCACGAAGGTCACACTGGTCGTCAGCGAGGACAAGCTGGAAGAAACATCCGCTCTGATGCGTCACTACAACGGCCGAGCGCTGACAGAAGGAAAGGCATTCAATTTCCCACATCCGATTCGCGTGGTATCTACTGGCGAATCGGATCCCGACGCCGTTGCCTCGCAGAAGCTGAATGAGTCAGCAGCTGCTAACAATCTCGAGGTATTCAGCAAAGGTCTGCCCGCCACATTTACCGAGACAAAAGAACTGTTCAATGCAGTTCGCGCAGGAATGGGCCTGAAGGAATCAAAGACATTCCGCAAGCATATTCAGCTCGAGACAGTTTCTGAGCGTCGCGAGGCATATATCAAGGGCGAAATCTTCAATCTAGGAGACGATGTGGTGTTGACAGAATCCAACGAGGTTGGTAAAATATGTCTTCGCGGTGCAAATTATCTGCTGGTATCATTGGCTGATGGGCGCAAGGTGCGTCGCTGGCTGAACGGCGTCGAACTGGTGGAAAAGCTGACGCCTGATGTGATTGAGTTAGATTCTACGCCAATCATCGAGTGCATTTCTACTGGTCCAGGTAAATCTATTTCTAAAATCCGCCAAGTCAAGCAATGAAGAATCTTAAGTCAATCCGCCAAGAAACTCAGACCGAAGGCCTGAAGGATGCATGCTGGAAGGATTATGAGGCGATTGGAACTAAGCCCGGAAAGAATGGAAAGCCGGTTCCGAACTGCGTGCCAAAAGAAGGTCATGCTGAAGATGCTCAGACTGCACACCAAGCTGCTCATGCTGCCTTGAAGAAGGGCGACATCGACACGTACCATCAGGAAATGGACAAGAAGTTTGCTGCTCATCTAGCTGCATCAGATGAAGCATCAAAGAAGCCAGTAAAGACATTTGAGGATACCGACGAGCAAAAGAACCTTAAGATCACGAAGCACGAGAAAGCAGCAGTTGAAGCCGAAAAGCGTGGCGACACAAATGCTCAGAAATATCATTTAGATCGCGTCAAGTCTTTGCAATCTGAATCAGTTGTCACTGAGGCAAAGAAAGTAGAAGAAGATAAGCCCCTGAAGCATCTGGTTACTGTGACCGTGACTGATCCGCATCATGGTATGTCATCAAAGCGCAAAGAGAAGATCATGAAGCGCGTGAAGGTTTCTGCCGCTAATCCAAGGGAAGCTGTCAAGAAGGCAGAGGCACACTACAAGAAGCACGGTTTCAAGGTGCATGACTCACTGCATCATTCAATCGTGAATGAGAGCTTGGATACCGACGAATTTATTGACTCCTATGACCCAACTAATTCCCACAAAGATACTGAAGGCAACGTCTCAGAAAATTCTACGGAGGGAGAAACCCAAGCGCCGGAAGACAAAGAAGCAGTCGAAAAGATCAAGCTCCTCATCCGCCTCGGAATGCTAGAGATGTCCGATCTGCCGATTGCTGCACGAGTCATTCGTCGCATCGAGCTCGATCAGCCAGTTACTGCTACTCAGGAACGCGCAGTGCTTGCTAAGCTAATGCGTAAGTTCGTCGAGTTTGTCACGCAGGACGACTTCATTTTCCGCAAGGTTCGTCAGTCGGTGGTGTCTGCTAATAAGAACACTGAGTAACAACAATGGCTACCACAAAAGCACAAGTTGACGGTCGCCTAGACCGCATCGAACAGAAGATCGACAAGCTCTCAGAAGCTATCATTTCTATCGCACGCGCAGAAGAAAAGCTCGTGGCGCTTGAAAACGACAAGAAGTTTCTGATGAAGCGTCTTGTTGAGATCGATCAGCGCGTAGTCAATGTCGAGAAGAAAACAGACGACAATACCTCAGCAATTTCTATCATTCAGAAAATCACATGGATTGCAGTATCCACTGCAGTCGCGTCAGCAGTCGGAGCAATCCTTCACTTCACCAAATAACAACCAGTAACTTATAGCTATTATGTCGAACATCAAGTCAATCCTTTCAGTTGCCGAGGCCTACTTCAAGATGGTCACCGAGGCAAATCACAGCGCTGATGCTGAAGCTGCTTCCGAGCACGCAAAGAACAGCCCATCAGTGGCCACACACCATGCTGCATCAACTGCGCACGAAAAGGCAGCTGAGCACCTGCATTCCAAGATCGACAAGATCAAGAAGACCGATCATGCGGGCAAAGAAGATGGCGCAGTCATGAGCATGGAGCGCCAGGCTAAGTCGCACCAGCAGCAGGCGCAGCGCCACCGCTTTCATGCTCATCGCATCGCAAGCACACAGAAGGAATCATTCGAGCTGACAGAGAAGCTTGATCCAAAGGCAGATGCTGGAACATGGATTCATGACTTCGTGCATTCCGATGATCCTAAGTTCGCAGGCAAGTCAGCAGAGGAACGCAAGAATCAAGCACTCGCTGCATACTACTCTGCACGCCGCGATGCAGGTCTGAAGAACGAAGATACCGGTGAGGAAGGCGATCAAAGCAACAAGCGCCCAGAAGTTGATCTGAAGCCTGACACCGACAATCTAGCTGCTACAGATGCCGCTGATGCTCAGAAGAAGCAAGATCCACAGGACGAGATTCCAGCATGGGTCCCGGGCAACATCGAGGACAAGAAAGGATTTGCTGAAGCTGCTAAGAAGGCATGGGAGTCCGACAACAACACGTTTGACTTCAAGGGACGTACCTACAAGATCACCGAGAATGTAAAGAATGAAGAACTCGTAGGCAATCAGAAGAAGCTTGATGTGAACGGCAATGGCAAGATCGATGGCGATGACCTTGCTGCTCTGCGTGCTGGTAAGCCTGCCAACGAAGACCTCGAGAAGGAAACCGAGACGCCTGGTCAATCCGCTGAAATGCCAGAAGGTGAACCACGTGGCGATGGCGACAACGACGAGGACGACAAGACAGATATGGGCGATGATGACAATGACGCAAAGAAAGCAGTCAAAGAATCTGCCGACAATCCTACTGACAAGCTCACACTCGATGTTCCTGCTATGATTCGTGCTCTCGAAAAGGCACGTGAGGACTTCAAGTCAGATGCCGATGTTCATAACTTTGTGCAGAATATGCTGCATCAAAAGGACACCACAATCAATACAAACAAGATTGAAACTGATGCTCCTACAAAGGTGAATGAAGGTGGCCCTGGTGAAGCAGAAGCTGGTCCTGAAGTAATGGATTCACTCACGCAGGACACCAAGGACGACCACGATGACGAGACAAAGGTCGAGGATGCTCCTTACACCAACAAGGCAGATGGATCAGAAAACGTTGTTCCTGCTGACAAGCCTGCTGCAAAGCCATCACCGATGCCAAAGCTTGCTGCTGAGCAGACGATCCGCTCAGTTGCTGATGCGTATGCCAAAATGGTTGCAGCAGAACAAAAATAATTCATAATCTAAATCATCGTCATGGCTATATTATTCGACAAGATCAAGCGCGCCTTGGGTTTCTATCCCAAGGCCACATACTACAAGGTTGATCAGATCACAGGCGAGCCGATCAAAGTCGAGTACTCGCCTGTTCCTACTCCTCCGCAGGATTCTGCTCCAGCAGAAGTAGAAGAGCCTGCAGTGGATAATAAGTATGATGGCATTGATCTTGCAGCTATGACGAAAGCACAACTGCGCCAATTTGCTGGTGAACGTGCTATTCCAGTAAACAACAGGATGACGAAGCAAGAGCTCATCGACACAATCAACGCAGCAATCTAATGGCTAAGAAAAACAGCGCTAAGAAATGGGTGGCGTATAAGCGCCGCCCATCAGGTAAGAACAAACATAAGGCCGGTCGGTTTATTTGATTTGCCATACGCGGTAGCATAAATACCGGGTATATGAAGCTATTTGATGAATTGACTGAAGACAACTTTACGCTCTTTGCAGCAAAGCATTACAACAATCCGCAGTGTCTGGATGTAGCTGAGTTTGAGGATGATCTGGCACGTTTCAAATACATCAAGCGTCTGCTGCGAAAATACATTCACACTGGCGAGATTCAGGAACGACTAGTGCTAAACCACCTGATCGTGATCTACAATGTCTTTGGAATCGCTGCTGCTAATCGTATGTCGTTCTTTCGCCTTGAAGCAGAACTCTGGCCAGCACTCAAGACATTTTTAGTTTATCTGAATTACCTCCCTGAAAGCGAAAAGGTCGAGGTACCACTAGATGATAAGATAGTCAAAGTACTCAGAAGCATTTAATCTCTCAATGAAAAATTTCAAGAAACTACGCGAGGACGGCAGCCCTGCTGGAGGAGCACCTGGTATGAGCACTCCCAACGCAGACATTCCCAACACGACTGGCGACACGCCCACGATGGCTATGCCGCCTGCTGTTCCCGGAAAAGTGCAGCGCCGCTACAAGCAATTCGATGTCGACTCCGATACCTTTCGTAAGTTTCAGACAGGCCGAATGAAGTTCGAGCACTGGTCTAAGTTTCTGAATCTGCAGAACGAAAGCCACAAGGCAATCTACGACTACGCCTACGAGAATCGCAAGCACGATCATCTCATTGTGCTGAAGAATTCTGACACTGGAGCGCTGCGAGCTATTCGCCGTCCAGCATCTACCGAATAAAGTCCAGTCACGCTGGAGTATAGATAGTTTGCCTCGGAAAAAAGAGGCCGGCAGGTTTTCCGGTTTACTTTTTTTCACCAATGGGTTACAGTAGTATTTCACTCTAACTATGATTTTCGAAGAACAGATCTCGCGCAAGCCAGATCATTATCCCTGGACTGAAGAGTTTATCACCGCCATGCATAATGGCTTCTGGACTGACAAAGAGTTCAATTTCCAGAGTGACATTCAGGACTTCAAAACCGAACTGACTGATCAGGAACGCGAGATCATCACGCGCTGCTTGTCCGCTATCGGCCAGATCGAGGTAGCAGTCAAGACATTCTGGGCCAAGCTGGGCGAAAACCTGCCACACCCGTCGCTCACCGATCTGGGCTATGTGATGGCTAATGTGGAGGTCATTCACAACAATGCATACGAGCGTCTGCTGCGTGTGCTTGAGATGGAGCACCTGTTCGAGGAAAACTTGAAGCTGGACATCATTCAGGGTCGCGTCGGATACCTCAGAAAGTATCTCAAGAAGCATTACAAGGATGCGCGTAAGCAGTACGTCTATAGTCTGATTCTGTTCACTCTATACGTCGAGAATGTCTCGCTGTTCAGTCAGTTCTATGTCATCAACTGGTTCAATCGCCACCGCAATGTTCTGAAAGATACAGCTCAGCAGGTCGCATACACCTCCAAGGAAGAACTGATTCACGCGCTAGTGGGTATCAAGCTCGTCAACGTGATCCGCGAGGAACATCCTGAGCTGTTCGATGAAGAACTCGTTGAGCGCATTCGCCACGAGTGCGAGGAAGCTTACAAGGCAGAAGCTAAGATCATCGACTGGGCAGTGAATGGCTACAAGCAGGATGGCCTGAATGCTGAGTTGCTCAAGGAGTTCATCAAGAATCGACTGAACGACTCACTGATTCAGATCGGTATCAAGCCGGTATTCGAGGTTGATCAGAAACTCCTTGAAAAGACTACCTGGTTCGATGAAGATGTGCTGGGCAATAATGCTACCGATTTCTTCTATCGTAGGCCGGTGGAATACTCAAAGAAGGCACAATGCTTCGATTCCTCCACATTGTTTTGATCTATGCCGAACTACTTACTTAAACTAATTGGATATAAGCACAACTATGGCGGCAGAGACCGCTCATATAGATTTTCTTGGGGCGAGATTGCTTTGTGGACAAAAGACATTTCATTTAGATGGAATGGTCCGCATTATTGTTATGAATCTAAACTGATTGTCGATTTATATTTCATTGCTTTCTATATTCGCACTCCGTCATTTGGAGTAGAAGCCGCACAAAGTTCAAGAGAAGAACGCAACTATGGCTTTTATCTTTATCCCAACCTCAACAAGTTGGAATCAGTGGTGCTTCAATTCTACAACAAATCGCGGCATATTGAAATGCCTTGGACATACAAGTGGAAACGCACTGAACTACTTGATTGGGATATGAACACTGTTTGTAAAGAAGAAGCAGGAAAGCGAGATTGGGATAAATGGTGTAGTGAAAGTCGAGCTTGGGTAGCAATCAATGCCAAGACATACGACTATACATATATTCTAAAGAATGGCACTGTGCAAAATCGCAAGGCTACTTGTCATATTGAACGTAGAACTTGGAGTGTAAGATGGGCTCCTTGGCTGAAGAAAGTTAGCACTACATTGGATGTAAATTTTAACGATGAAGTAGGTGAAAGAAGTGGAACTTGGAAAGGTGGAACGATTGGCTGCTCTTATGAAATGCTGCCAAATGAAACACCTGAGCAAACACTTCGCAGAATGGAAAAAGAAAGAAAGTTTTAATCTTGGATTCAAATATGAACGACCGTTACTATTGGCTAAACGAGGATTCTCGTCTCTTCTTGGAGCGCGGATACCTTCAACCTAATCAGACACCAGAGCAACGTGTCCGCCAGATCGCAGATGCAGCAGAAGCTATTCTGCGCATCGATGGCTTTGCAAACAAGTTTGAGGATTACATGGCCAAAGGCTGGTACTCGCTGTCCAGCCCGATCTGGGCCAACTTTGGCATTCAGCGTGGCCTGCCGATCTCGTGCTTTGGCTCATATGTCTGTGACAAGCTTGAGTGCATTCTTGAGAAGACAGCAGAGGCTGGAATGATGACGAAGATGGGCGGCGGAACATCTGCGTATTTCGGTGCTCTGCGTGCTCGCGGATCGGAAATATCCACTGGCGGCAAATCATCTGGTCCGGTACACTTCATGGAAATGTATGAGACTGTGACGAATGTGGTCTCGCAGTCCAATGTCCGCCGTGGTTCTTTTGCGGCATATCTGCCAATCGAGCATCCTGACATTCTCGAATTCCTGCAGATTCGCAGTGAGGGGCATCCGATTCAGAACCTTTCTATTGGTGTGACTGTTACTGACGAATGGATGAAGTCGATGATCGGTGGAGATGAGAACAAGCGCAAGATCTGGGGCAAGGTCATTCAGAAGCGCTTTGAGTCTGGCTATCCGTATGTCGTGTTCAGCGATAACGTGAACAACAATGCTCCGCAGGTTTACAAAGACAAGAACAAGAAGATCTACGCATCGAATCTGTGCTCTGAGATCGCTCTGTCTGCCAACGAGGATGAGTCATTCGTCTGCAATCTGAGCTCGATGAATCTGCTGCATTATGAGCAATGGAAGGATACCGATGCTCCAGAGGTGCTGACATACTTCCTAGATGCAGTGATGACAGAGTTCATTCGCAAAGTAGCAGACCTGCCGTTTATGCAGGCGCCATACAAGTTCGCAGTACAGCAGCGTGCTCTCGGAATTGGTGTGCTGGGATGGCATTCGTTCCTGCAGTCCAAGATGATTCCATTCGAGTCATTTGAGGCAAAGATGCTGAACGTGCAAATTCACAAGTTATTGCGCGATAAGACTCAGGCTGCATCACGCAAGATGGCAATTGAGTATGGCGAGCCTGAGTTGCTTAGAGGCTACGGTCTGCGCAACGTGACCACACTTGCTATTGCTCCGACAACATCCTCAAGCTTCATTCTAGGACAGGTATCACCGAGCATCGAGCCTCTCAACAGCAATTACTTCGTGAAGGACCTTTCGAAGGGCAAGTTTACCTACAAGAATCCTTACCTCGAGGCAGTACTTGAAACACACGGCAAGAACGACAAGGCGACATGGCAGACAATCCTGCTGAAGGGTGGATCTGTGCAGCATCTGGAATTTCTGTCTGCTAACGAGAAGGAGGTATTTAAGACATTCGGTGAGATCAGCCAGAAGGAAATCGTCATTCAGGCATCTGCTCGTCAGAAGTTCATCGATCAGTCTCAGTCAATCAATCTGATGGTACATCCCAAGACATCGCCAAAGGATGTCAATCAGCTGCTGATCTTCGCCTGGGAACAAGGCGTGAAGAGTCTTTACTACCAACGTGGCACTAACCCAGCACAAGAGCTAGGACGTAACCTGCTTCAGTGCGTATCCTGCGAGGCCTAACAATGAAGGTTGACAAAGAATGCCCATGCTGCGGCGCTCAATACTCGATTCGCTTCGAGCAGATCATCGCTGATCTGGATCCTGAGATCGACAACGAGACAATTTACGATGACGATAGCGAGCAAGAAATGTATCCAGAGTTCTGCCCGTTCTGCGGATCACACGAGTCGGACGACGGAGAGATAGACGAAGACTAACTGTTACGTATAGATACCACATATCCATATGTGGTATTTTGAGAACGAAGTCTTTGATCCCAAACCAGAAGAACTGGACCCGAAGGTAAACATCGGGTTCGTGTATCTGATCACTAACCTAGTCAATGGAAAGAAGTACATTGGCAAGAAGCTGTTCTTCTCATCTAAGAGCAAGCAAGTAAACGGCAAGAAGAAAAAGACTAAGGTTGAGTCTGACTGGCGCAAGTACTACGGATCGAACGCTGCTATTCAGCAGGATGTCAAGGATCTGGGAACAGCTAACTTTCGCCGTGAGATACTGTATATGTGCAAGTCTAAGTCAGAATGCAATTATCTAGAGGCATATGAGCAGTTCACGCGCCAGGCTATTCTGGACAAGACTTACTACAACGATTGGCTGACTGTCAAGGTAACTAGAAAACATCTGGGCGCACTCCAATTTTGATGTTTACTTTGAGCTCGGTATGGCATAGGATGTATGCCATAAATCGACATTCTTAAACTATGGCTATTATCGTAGACTACTCCGGCGTTGCTATCGCTAACCTTTTTGCAATGAAGATGAACAAGATCGATGAGAATCTAGTTCGTCATATGATTCTAAACTCTCTGCGGATGTATAACGTCAAGTACCGCAAGGAGTATGGCCAGATGATTTTAGCTTGCGATGGCGGCAATACGTGGCGCAAGGAAATCTATCCGCAGTACAAAGCGCAGCGCAAGAAAAACCGTGAGGAATCATCGATTGACTGGAAAGAATTCTTCCGAGTGCTCGGTATGGTCCGCGATGAGATCCGCGAGTATGTTCCGTTCAAGGTCGTGCATCTACAGGGTGTGGAGGCTGATGATGTGATTGCCACGCTAGTTGAACAGACTCAAGGTTTCGGCAAGCACGAACCGGTGATGATCGTTTCTGCTGACAAGGACTTCATTCAGCTGCAGCGTTACAGCAATGTCAAGCAGTTCAGCCCGATGACGAAAGCGCTTGTCAAAGATCCGAATCCGATGCGCTATTTGCAGGAGCACGTGCTGCGCGGTGATTCAGGCGATGGCGTTCCTAACGTTCTGTCGGGCGATGATGTCTTTGTTTCTGGCGGCCGCCAGACTCCGCTGCGTGCTAAGCTGATCGACGAGTGGGTTACGAACTGGAATCAGCTCGATAAAGTGATGACTGGCGAGCAATACCGCAATTTTCAGCGCAATCAACATTTGATCGATCTTTCTGCAATTCCAGCATCCAAGAAAGCTGAGATCATAAATACCTACGCCAACGTGAAGACAGGCAACAACACTCTGAACTATCTTATATCCAGGCGGTGCACTCAGCTTATTGAATGTGCCTCCGAATTCAATTCCTCTACACTATGAGATTCACTAAAATCCACGAGATTCTAGAAAAAGCGCAACAGGCACCCGATGACAAAGAACGTGCTAAGATTTTGGCGGCAAATAACTGTCTGGGTCTACGCGACGTTCTTCGTGCGGCATATGACGACACCATCGTCTTTACTTTGCCTGAAGGAATTCCTCCGTATACTTCCAACGTTTCACAGGAAGGTATCTCGCCCACAAATCTGATTCGCAATACCACGCAGTTCACATACTTCGTGAAGCGCGGTGAAGGCGACAAGATTCCGCAGTTCAAGCGCGAGTCGGTATTTGTGCGCCTGCTGGAAGGAATCGATCCAAAGGATGCAGAGGTCTTGTGCGCAGTAAAAGAAAAGCGCCTACAGGCACAGTACTCAAAGGTCACGAAAGAACTTGTGCAGAAGATCTGGCCGAAGCTCATTCTCAAATGATGGCACGATAACGTGCTCGTTACATCATGGCATTAGCAATAAACCCAACGCTATGATTACAAACCAACTGGAAAGACTCAAGCAAGACTGCATCGAACTAGATTATTTCATTCAGCGACTCCAGAAAGAAGGAAGCGACAAAAGAGTAAAAGCAATCCGACGCAAGCAAGAATATCTGCAAGAGTATATCCAGCAAATGACAATGACAGCGCAGCATCCACAGGCATTAGAAATCTAACCTGTACTTAAGTCTGCTTCTTGATTGAATAGTTTTTGCAATGAATATCTTTATACTTGACGAGTCTCCCGTGCTTGCCGCGCAGTATCAGTGCGACAAGCACGTTGTCAAGATGATCGTCGAATCAGCTCAAATGCTTTCCACTGCTCATCGTATTCTTGATGGCAAGATGAAAGTCATCGAGCGCATCAGCCCGCGTTCCGGCAAGCCACGCAAGCTCAAAGTGTATCAGCTTGACCAGCACGATACCGATCTGTACGGCGTGACTCATCCTGGGCATCCATCGACTATCTGGACGATGGCGACTAATTCTAATTACCTCTGGCATTACCACCACTTCATCGCGCTGTGCGACGAGTACACTCATCGCTACGGCAAGAAGCACAAGACCGATACTAAGCTTCGCGGCATTCTTTACAACTGCCCGCGGAACATTCCGTCCGGTCCGCTGACTAAGTTCGCGCTTGCTATGCAGTCGCAGCCGCAGTGTATAAATCACGATGATCCGATTGGATCATACCGTGCATTCTATCAGACTAAACAAGGCCGCTTCAAGATGAAGTGGACGAACCGCGAGAAGCCCGCATGGTTTGTCTGTTCATAATTCTATGCCTAATTACGATTTTAACTGCGATTCCTGTGGGCATGAGTTCACAGAGAACGTGCCAATTGACAAGCGCGACGATCCTCGCCCGTGCCCGCAGTGTGGAAAGAACAAGACTAAACGAGCAGTATCGGCTGTAAAGGTCTCGTACTCTGGATTCATTGATCCGCTCAAGAGAGCAGGCAGTGGATGGAATGACGTTCTGAAGAAAGTCAAGCGTGGTTCTGGGCGCACTAATACTATTCGTACTCGCTAATAATGGCTAAATCTAAAAAGCAAAAAGCTAAGCAACCACAGGCGCCTCAGTCGATTGTACCCAAGTACGACACGTTGAAGGTGATTGAGCCGCTGACTGCATCACAGAAGAAAGTCTTTGCTGCATTCAAGAAGAACAATCACCTGTGCCTTTCTGGATGTGCTGGTACCGGCAAGACGTTCTTGGCGATGTACCTTGCTCTAGAGGAAATTTTGAAGGGCGAATCGAAGACTGAGAAGATCATCATTGTTCGCTCGATTGTTCCCACACGCGACATTGGATTTCTTCCGGGCGACAGAGCAGAAAAGGAATCGACCTATCTGTATCCGTACATTGCAATCTGCGCAGAGCTGTTTGGCGATTCTCAGGCATGGAACAAGCTTGTAGCTTCTAAGAAGATCGAGTTTCTGACCACATCGTTCGTCCGCGGCATCACGCTGCACGATGCAGTGGTCATTATCGATGAGATGCAGAATCTGACATTCCATGAGCTTGATTCGATCATCACTCGTCTGGGTGAGAACTGCCGACTGGTGATGTGTGGCGACTACTATCAGACTGACTTTGAGAAATCAAAAGACAAAAGCGGGATTCTAGAATTTATGGAGATCATCGACCAGATGAAGTACTTCTATTCGATTGAGTTCGGATGGCAAGACATCGTTCGTTCTGGTTTGGTGCGCGACTACATAATGACAAAGGAAATCGTTCAGAAGGAAAAGACTAAGAAGCAATGAAGCCATTCAAAGGTAATTGGTCCAAGCACGGCCAGTCTGACAAAGAAGCAGATGCTTTTGAGCGCAATGCTCGAAAGAACAAGAAACGTGGTCGCCCTCAGGAAGAAGATCCGTATAAGGACCATCATCGAATCCGACCTGAAGACTTTGATCTAGATGATGACGAAATTCCGACACAATCCGATTGATCTGGGCTACGATACTCTGCTCTGCGAGAACCAGAGCACTGGTCGTACCTATGTCACTCCACAGGGCAATCGTTATCCATCGATTACCTCTGTGCTGGGTATTCTGTCAAAGGATCATATTCGCGCATGGCGGCACCGAGTGGGCGAGGAAGAAGCAAATCGAGTCTCGCGTGTAGCTGCTGGACGCGGCACCTCGGTACATTCGCTTGTAGAAGACTATCTAGACAACAAAGAACTTGATCTAGAAAAAGCAATGCCGAACGCATCTGCTGCATTCCGCGCGATTCAGCCGATACTCGATGAGCGTCTGAATGATATCTGCATTCAGGAGGCACCACTTTACTCAGATCATCTTAAAGTGGCTGGACGCTGCGACATTGTAGCTAAGTTCGATGGCGTGCTTTCTGTGGTCGACATCAAGACCTCGAGCAGAGTAAAGACAGCAGAAGACATTCCCAATTACTTTATGCAGGAAGCTGCTTATGCCATTATGTTCGAGGAGCGTACTGGCATTCCGATTACTAACGTGGTGACAATCATGGCAGTCGATTTTGCTCCCGCAATTGTCTTCAAAGAACACCGAGACAATTGGACTAAAAGTTTGCTAGAAACAATCGCAGAACACCGTCGTCAAAAACTGTTTGGACTTTCTTGATACATATACTTAATGAATACCACTAAAATTATGGCTAATCCACTGGTTGAAATGTTGAGCGGAGAAAAGAAACCTCAGAACGCCTTTACCGAAAAGTCCCTTGCTCATCTACACGAGTACTATCTCGTGGGCCATGTCGAGGAGCCCAGCAAGTATACCGAGTGGTTCAATCAGATTCGCCATGCCACGCCGAACGATCTGATCAAGATCTACATCAATTCGTACGGCGGCGACCTGTGGACAGCTATTCAGTTCATTCGCGTGATTCGCGAGACTAAAGCACCGGTTGTAGTTTCTGTCGAGGGTGCGTGTATGAGTGCAGCAACGATCATCTTTCTGATGGCTGACAGCCATGAAATCTCGCCACACTCCATGTTTATGTTCCACAATTATTCTGGCGGAACAATTGGTAAAGGTGGCGAGATGATCGATCAGATCAAGCACGAGCGCAAATGGTCGCAAAAGCTGCTGATGGAAATCTATGAGAATTTTCTAACAGCTGACGAGATTCAGGCAATCCTAAATAACAGGGACATCTGGATGACAGCAGAAGAAGTCGTTGCACGATTGAACAAGAAGGCGAAGTCACTGAAGAAAACGGTCAAAGCTAAGAGCAAAAAGACAGAAGAATAAGACGCCCGTTGGCTATCAACGGGTTATGTAAATTCTAGTAGTTTACATTTCATGGAGATTATGTAGTATGTCTCCATGATGAAGAAAGTTAAAATCAAGATTCGCTCCGTGTTTACTTCAGGCGTCAACCTCGGCGGTGCAGTTCACCGTACTCGTAAGGGTAAAGGCTCGTACTCACGCAAGAATCGCTACGGGCGTGATTGGTAATCAACGGGTTACGCAATTTTCTTTCCTATCATTTTCTCTACTGCCTGTTAAGATTTCTATATGATGAAACGTGGTTCTACCTCCTATATCTTCACCGCTGATCCGCTCTGCTGCGATTCCATGCAACAGATCAACCTCGTCAAGAGCACGCTGAAGAAGATCAATGCTCTTGCCGTTCCTAGCCACACGCGCAGCGGCGCCTATGGCAAGAAATACTGGCGCATCAAGCTGCATGGCCGCCTCGGCAAGAACAATCCTGCCGCTGCTAAGTATCGCGGCCGTAGTTGGCGGACTATTGCTTTGGCCGATGCTCAGCGCATCGATGTCTACATCTATCCTGAGTTCCGTGTTCTCAAGACGCCCACGCCTAACTTCTAATCAATTTATGACTACTCCTTCTCAACAAGAAACGTTCGATGAGATTGTCCGCTTTGCTGACTATCAAACTAAGTATAATCTTATGGTCGCGCAAATTGCTCAGGACATCAAAGAGTTTGCAGCTGAGCATCACGATGCAGACTTTCAGCCTGACCCCGAGGATCTGGTGAATACCTACATGGAAGGTCTGGCAGCGGATGTCCTTGCCAAGTTGTCCGAATAAGTGCAGAATTCTGTTATGTATACCGAATCTGAAGCTACTCGTAGGCTGATTGCAGCTGGCATTCTGCCTAATCCCAACTTTGTGCCGCGTGAGACTACAGTCAATCGTTTCGGCGTGATGATCTGGGACCACAAGACTGCAGGTCACTGTCAGGTTCTGAATGGTGACAGCTGGCGTACTGCGCGTAAGTATAACGTGCCGCGCCGTGGTTTCGCATCTGTCGTCAAGTCCATCGTGGGCTGAGATGATTCCGGTAGATCCGCATCATCGCACGACTCTCGTACTAAACAAGAACTACCAATCGCTAGGCAAGTTCTTTACTGCGAGAGCAGCTATTCGTCACATGATGAATGGCCGAGTCAAAGGTCTGGACGCATCTGGCAATTGTGTCTCATGGACTGGCGCAGATGTCGAGAACATCAACGGTGAAGCTAGTTCTCTAAGTTGGGCTGATGTGACGGTGGATCTTTATCCCGATCAGCCTTGCTTACGCTCTGCGCCCAATACGCTGACTGGTCAGGAAACACAGTGGCCAGTACCCACGTTGGTAGTCTGCACGCATCACTTTGGCTATCACGGCGCAGGCAGTCGCAGTCTTTCGCTGCGTTCAATCTACAGCATCTGCAAGGGCGTGTGCCAATACTGCCTGCAGAAGATCCCGTTTTCCGAAGCAACCAAGGATCACATTTATCCAAAGTCGCTGGGCGGAACGAATGATGACTTCAACGTCATTATGGCGTGCCGCTCGTGTAATGCTGCTAAGAACAATCTTTACCCGTATCTGAACGCAGATGGTCATCAGGTGAAACCGATTTCGCGGATGCGCGTGGGCACAGGGTTTGTGCCTGACAATTTGACGACCCGTGAGGAGTGGAAACCCTTTCTTTTTCTGCAATAATGCCTTTACTTTTGGCATACTATAAATAGAATCTCTTTTCAATTCGACCGCCAGACTTCGGCTACAAGGAGTCCAAACGACCGACACAGGGGGTCCAATCCGCGCAACAGTGCGAGAGGGGCCGAGAGCAATTTGTTCTTTTTAGAATTGAGCGGCCCCGGACGCTCGCGATCAAATAATCCGCCGGGTTTTTTTATGAAAACTAAACTTAAACAATCAATCATCTATACTTCAGTATTTGCACTCGGAATGCTTTCCGCAGCATTGATCAGTAATGTCTCTGCTCAAAAGGAATCGGATAATTTCATTGACGATGAGGAATCGGATAATGTCATTGACGATGAAATCACTAAAAATACTTTAGATAAAAATAGCGCAGAAAGTCTTCTGTCGATTATTCAGACAGAAGGAATGCACGATGCATTCACGCACTATTCTACCTATCGAGATATTGGTGATCAGAACTTTCACAAGCTTCGCTTGCGCTATGTCGCTGCATCTGATGATCTAATGCAGTACATTGCTGAAGCAGAAAACAAGTAAAATTTGCCGTAGTGGCTCAGCGGCAACAGCACTGGTTTTGTAAACCAGCGGGGTAACCCTACATCGGTTCGAGTCCGATCTACGGCTCCACTTAAGGAAGGGTGGCAGAGCGGTTTAACGTGCTTGTCTTGAAAACAAGAGTGGCTAATCCCCACCGTGAGTTCGAATCTCACCCCTTCCGCCATTTACTAACCTAATCATTGGCTCCAATGTGCGTTTGGGCACTGAAATGCCAGTGGAAATTTTTTAGGGCCATTAGCTCATTTGGCAGAGCGCCTGATTTGCATTCAGGAGGTGAACGGTTCGACCCCGTTATGGTCCACCAATTTGCACGGGAAGTCAAACGGTCAGACACCAGTTTGCAAAACTGCTATTAGCGAGTTCAACTCTCGCACCGTGCTCCATTTTCGCGGTAGTAGCTCAATTGGCAGAGCGCCATCCTTCCAAGCTGGATGTTGCAGGTTCGAGCCCTGTCTGCCGCACCAACTTTCTGGTCGAAAGACTGGAAATGGTGGAGGGTGTGAATCCTTCACTCCCCTAGAGAGAAACAGTCAATCTCTTTAAATCGACTGCCGAACCGAAGCGCGTGCCTTCGGTGTATGTCACGGGCGCAGACGAACAGTGAGGCTTGCATATCCTCGGCGCCACTAATTTTGAACCTGAAAAAGTTGTAGCGCATAAATACTTGTACTATGTCATTTTCTAACGAACAGGTTTTTTGCGTCAATAGCACCTATGCGCGTCATCTCATTAAGAAGCGCTTAATAGTTCAGAAGCTAATTCCATACGAGTGTTGCGAATGTAAGAATAGCGGTGAATGGAATACTAAGCCATTAGTTCTTCAGTTAGATCATAGCAATGGAATTAACAACGATAATCGTTTAGAAAATCTTAGATTTATTTGCCCAAACTGCCATTCTCAGACTGAAACGTATGCTGGAAAAAATAGCGCTGGTGTTAGACATCGCAAGATAAAACCTAATTTTAGAGCAGAAAAAAGAAAAAGAGATAAAGATTTACTAGAAAAGATAAAAGCAGATCCATCGATTAGATTTGGCGAATGGGGATGGAAAACACGATTTGCTGAAAAGCTTAGCATTTCGCCCCAGAAAGTCGAAAAATGGATTGCTAGAGTAGATCACGATTTTTACATCACGGTAGCTCAATTTGGTAGAGCTGCGGCCTCCAAATCCGCAGGTTAAAGGTTCAAGTCCTTTCCGTGATGCCACTTTATGTAGGGATGCTGGTACCAGAAGGCGAGATGCTGCGCGCGCGAGGCAGTCAAAGCCGATGGTTTGAAGTTGTGCCTAGTGAGTGGCGTACCACTCTAGAGTTGCAGGTTAGAGTCCTGCCGTCCCTGCCAAATTTGCCGCCATCGTCTAACGGTTAGGACAAATCCCTTTCACGGATGCAATCGGGGTTCAATTCCCCGTGGTGGTACCACTATACATATTTTGTCAACGGCGCGTAGCACAGTCTGGCTAGTGCGCTACATTTGGGATGTAGAAGTCGCAGGTTCAAATCCTGCCGCGCCGACCATTGACTCATGGTGTAATGGTCAGCACAGCTGACTTTGACTCAGCTAGTTGGGGTTCGAGTCCCTGTGAGTCAGCCACCCGTCCTCGTAGCTCAACCGGATAGAGCACCGGTTTTCTAAACCGGTGGTTGTGGGTTCGATCCCCGCCGAGGGCGCCATTATACTTTATGAAAAAGTTACTTATATTGTCAGCGATTGTATTGCTTTTAGGCGGATGTATTTCTATCTGCGAAGATCATCCTGCAGTTAGAATATACCGTTCTTATCAGCCGCAGTATATTCATCACGAAGTTGTTCCGATCCGCACTCCTCAGTACATCGGATATCGTGATCGGTTTGGTACGCTACATCTGTGGCCGGCACAGTAATCGCCCTAGTGTTGAAATGGCAGACAAGACAGTCTTAGAAGCTGTTGCCTCATGGCGTGCAGGTTCAAGTCCTGCCTAGGGCACTTATTTTTTTGCTCGGAAGATTTCTATTACTTCTCCGATGATGTTCTGTTGAGTAACATACTCGATGTCTGCAGCAAGATTGTTGTCTCCTTTTGCCACATAACCTTCTTTATATTTCCGCACCAATCGATGCGTCACTGCTACTGCTACGTTATTGCTTTTATATGCTACAATTTTTCCTAGAAGATCATTCTCAGAGAATGTTTTAGGCATAACGATCAAGTAATCGTCAGTTTTGATAATGGGTAACATAGATCCATAACCAATACAATGAAACACTAATCCTTTTACTTTAAATGATTCTGTGCAAGCCAGTAGTTCAATCTGTGCTGGATTGCAATATACTATTGGCGGATTTATTGGTCGATAATTGCTGACGCAGCTGCTTAATGGAAAAATTATTAACAGCAAAAGCAGCATTAATCTTTTCATTTATCTAGCTATTTATTTTGGGCGCGTTCTGGATTCTACTTAAATGTGGCCTTCTGGGAAGCAAGCATGGATACTACGATCCATTCAACATCGTGGAAAAACACAAACGGCATTTCTAATATGCTCAAGAGCCTCTTCGCTGTCAATCAGCAGGAAGCTCAACTCGCAGCCTAAGCAGCTGTGAATGAAGTCGACGCGATACTCGCTGATGTCGACTTCATCATCTAGCGAGTCTGCTTGTTCGGTTGGTGACGTTGCGAACAAGCAGTACTCAATGTCACGTACTTCATCGTTCTGCGCAGAGTTCGATGTCGCATTACCTGCGATAAGCTTGTAGAAACTTAGCGGAAAATACTTAAGCACAGGGGTTCGACTCCCCTCGCGTCCACCAATTTCTTCTCGGTGACAGTATCCGAGAGAACAACCGAAGCCCTCACACGGCAGAAGTTCCTAACAAGAAAGACAACACAATGTACGCATCCATCACGGTTGCATACCTTGCGATTGCCGGTCTGTTGAAACTCGCACACGAGGACTACAGCAAACTGGCCAAGCGCTCGCCAGAGCGTGGAAGCAGTAAGGTAAAGCGTGTTATGTCCAAAGTTGGATCCGAGGCTAAGAAAGCTTGGATCTCAATGGGGCAATACCCGCTTCAGTAAGCAAACACAACTCTGCCATGCTTGTGGTGGCAGAGTTCCTTTTGTTCTAAATTTTTCCATTTTCCTGTTTACACGGACCCGCCGCCGTGTATTGTTCTATATGTTCTTTTGATAACAACATTTTTGTGACGGAATAAACCATTCTAATGGGGTTAACGTATGCACCACGTGAAGAACGTGGTGCAGTTTCCGAATCGATTAGTAAGTAAGGTACTATGCTGAGGCTTAGGTTGGCCAACCGAAGCTACCAGAGGTATGGCTCGTAAGCTTGAATATAGAATGACAAGCGAGTCATTACGGTGCGGCGGCATCAATTGTCTGAATAACAGAAACTCGAAGCTGGAATGGAGGTAATCATTAATCCTCCCAATTTATTTTCATCATACTCGACTAGGCGAGTCTAAACAGAAGTATAGGCCTAGTGCGGCGGTACAGAAATGTGCCGCGACTTGCCACGCCTTGGTTCCGCTGTGCACCGGATTAAATTCTGATTAAAATCCAGTTACCAAGAAAAATAAGTACGAGACAAAGGCTGCGGTTTCAATAGCAGAAACGCCGCATATAAATCTCGTTGCTCAAGCTATGAGTTAGCGTGGCACCCAATTTTGTTCTTTACATTAGAATTTCTTGGTGTGGCCTTTAACCAGCAAATGCGCTGTTAGCGGTCGTATTCATCGAAGTCAGCAACATCAGAATAGCAGGACAGCTATGATGCCAAGTGGCTAATTACGACGGATGGTATGCGAAACCCGGATGTTAAGACCCGCTGTTAACTAAAATGGTCTCATCCAGTGACAGTAATGTCTAGCAGAGCCCAGGACAACATCGATGAGCAGCCACATCAAGAATGTAGACGACACGTGGAAATACACCTCATCAGCATGAAGATGGGGAAGCTTCCTCTCGGTCTGAACCTCGCGCGGTAGAAAGATTCCGCGGCGTTTGCTAGCAAATGATGCGTACTATCGACAAATGATGGCGAGTACCCGCAATACGAGGCTCTGGAAGTTCGCAAAGACCGTTCCACATCTACCTGATCTATAGATACAAACGTTATGACAAAACAAACCAACAAACAAACCGCACGCAGATTGCTCTCTAGCATTCTGCTTTCTGTGTTTACAGCTACTGCTCTAGCATTACCTAGCACAGATCCTACTAACCTGCAAACCTCGGCCGGCGTGACCGTTCTGCAAGCAACGAATGCGCTGACGATCACTGCACCAAACCGTGCTGTCCTGAACTGGACAAACTTCGGATCCGGAACGGACACGATTTCGCGAAGTGACTTGCTGACATATCAGCTGCCTGATGCAAAGTCATCAGTACTAAATATCGTCACTGGTTCTGCACAATCGATGATCGATGGATATATTTCCTCAAATGGAAAAGTTTATATCATCAATCCTAACGGCATTGTCATCGGAGCAAATTCGCGCTTTGATGTGGCCTCGCTAGCACTATCTGCTAGCGATAATCCAGTAGCTGCTCAGCTGCAATACCTGCGTGATGGTACTGTTCCATCCGAGGTTGGAATTCGGAGCGCATTTGGCTCGCTGACAGTCAATAGCTCAGCAATGATTCTAAGCCCAAACATCACGCTTCTTGCCAAGAATGTATATGTCGGTGCTGCGATGTTCGGTGGTGCAACCACAATCAATGCTGACGGAGATGTCCAGCTTGGTGTGCAAGGCGGCTCGACGGTCTTCGGAGGTCTGACAATCACCAATGCCAGCGGAAATACAGTGCTGAGCATGGCAGGATCGACAGTCAATTCAACTGGTCCAATCGTTGCAACCAGTGATCGTGGTAATGTTCTCAGTCAGGCAGGATCGCGCCTTGTGACTAAGAATCTAACTGTTACCTCGAATTACGGTGCTGTCAATCTTGGTGCTGACGGTGCTCTGATTACAACCGCAACCGCTCCAACAGTCACGATTGCTCTTGATGGTCTGACACCTAATCCATCAGTTGGTGGATCTTCGACTGGCGCATTTGCTGTGACATCACCCGCATCTTTCAAGGTTGATGGAGTTACTGGTGTCAGCAATTCGCCATTCAGCTTTACGTCTGGCGGAGATCTTACACTGGGTGCTGTTCACCTTGATGTGACCAGTGCAACGACGTTTGCAGGAAAGACAGTCACAGATACCACAAACGGAATCTTCGTTTACGGCCCAGTGCTGTTTTCTGCTACTGGTGGAGATATTTCAATCACCAAAGGCAATCATAGCTTTGGTCCTGTCAGCGTATTTGCCAACGGAAATGCGACAGTTTATGAAGCTGCTGCTCTCAATTTGAATACTGTCAATGTCAAGAATCTTGTGCTGAAAACAGGAGAATACTTTTTTCAGACACCGACAACAGCAAGTCTCTTAGCCAATTCTTTCAATTTGACTGCCTCAGGTGCCGTTTCATTGTTTACTGGAAACATCGCCTCGGGTCTTACGATCAGTGCCGGTTCATCAAGTGTAGATCTGAGCAGACTCAGTATTGCCACGAATTTGAACGGCATCGCACCAACAGTGACAACGACCGGTGCTGTTGGACAACCTAATCCTTAATAAATAGTTAAGTATGAAAAAGCTAATCGCATTGTTTGCTGCGCTATCTTCGATTGCAGCAGCTCAAGTCACAACCGAACTGACAGCAGGTTACCGCTCGAAGGATTTTTCTTTCGGTAAGGTAGCATCTACTGTCAGCGCTTATACCACTACTGCTGATATTCGCATCAATAGTTTTCGCCTGGGTACAAGCGTGCAGGATCAACTGACACTCAAGAGCTCAAAGTTGTATCAGCTCGATTTGATCGGCGGATACAAGTTTTTCTCATCTCTTGCTGATGTCGAGTTTGGAACGAGGTATGTCACTAAGGGCATCTTTGCCAAGTACGATATGAAGAATCACTGGCGCCCATTCGTGGAAGTCAGCAAAGGTATCTTCAGTGTCCGCAGTCAGATGGATCTTGAGGCTAAGACATCGAACATCGAGGGCGCGCTGAAACGTGCTCTTCCGCTCGGTGCTGGTTTCAAGTTCACGCCATCTGTTTATGTCGGATATACCGATGCGAATGACGCACTGCCACACACCATCAAGGAAATCAAGTACACCAACGTGTACTACGGTGGTTCTGGCGATGTCTCATGGAAGTGGGCTACAGCTGGTCTGTACACGATCCATACCAAGATCGACAAGAAATACACCAACGGCTATCGTGCTGGTGTTGCTCTGAAGTTTTGAATTTCCGCTGATCAATTCCGATCAGCAAAACAAAGGAAAAACGTATGAAGAAATATATCGCTATTGCTGTAGCAACTGCCTCGCTGGCAATTGCTGCTGAAAAAGGTGAAAAGAAAAACGGTCCAGTCCTAACCGATGAGCAGAAAGCAATCATCGCGAAGTATGACACGAACAAGGATGGAAAACTCGACAAAGAAGAACGAGCAAAGATGACGCCGGAAGATGCAGCTAAACTGCCGCCTCCGCCTGATCGTAAGAAAAAGAAAGACTGATTTCTTCATAATTAACTAATCAAGTGGCTGCATCAAAAGTGCAGCCACTTTTTTGTTTACAGACGCAGCAGTTTGGTGTAGGATAGATGAGTATGTCACCAAAATACATTTTCGTAGATCTTGACGAGACGCTGATCAGCACAACATTCGTGGGCCGTACACGACCAGATACCGGTGGAATGGCTATTAGCTACATTCAGCTGATCGGCAATGAAACTGAAGAAGTTGACTATTACCGCGTGCGTCTGCGCGAAGGCGCTCGTATGCTGCTGAATGAACTGCGCGCAGTTGCTCCTGAGCACGTGCGTCTGCTAACTGCAGCTCAGCGTGACTACGCAGAGGCGATCAATACTCTGTACCAGTTCGGTTTTAGCACGGATGACATTCACTCTCGCGAGGATATGCGGGCAGGAAACCTGACTGCTCGAGATTTTCCTGCTGGCGATGTCTATCTGATCGATAACCTGCCGCGGCACGAGAACCGCGTTAAGATCGATTATCTGCGCGCTATCACCGACGGTGACATAAACTACATCAAGGTAGCTGAGTACGTCGGCCATATCGAGAACGACTTCGCATTCGGTGACATCCAAGGTATTCTGGACGCGATCAATCGTAAGTGATTGATAGTCAACAACTTAGATAGTTTTGTAACCCGTTGATAGTCAGTCAGATAAAGGCCATCAAAAACCTATACAAATTGCCAGAAATAGTGTAGAATATCTGACAGTTAACCAATACTTAATGATGAAGATCAATGCTACCGCTCAAAAGGTGTTCACCGCCCTTACTGCTCAGTTTCCGAATCAAACGGAATTCAAGCGCTCTGCAATCCATGCGATTGCGATTCAGCTCGGTTACGGCACCAAGAACTACAAGGATCTGATCACCGATGAGTTCAAGATCCGCAAGGGTCTCTACAACTACGCCACTCTGATCGATCCGACTGCTGCTAAGTCGGTGTCATCGATGAACCTCGCGAAGTCGACTGACAGCAAAAAGCCTGCTAAGGCTGCAAAGAAGCTGAAGTCTGACCGTACATGGAAAGGCAAGAAAATCATTGATGCTGACGGAGATTTCCTTGCGGTGGAATCAACCGACGAAAAGATCAAGCGCAATGATGAGCCGTCCATGCCTACTGGTTGGCGTACCTCCCAATCTGTAATTGATTCTGATGGTTATGTCCGAGTCTATACGGATGGCAAGCTTGTTTCTAAGTATCGCCATTCTGAGGCTGGCAAGAATAACAGCAACAATACTAATGCCTAATAAACTACCAACTCTGTACTCGCGCACCTCTGCCGGAGGTGTGCAAGAGTGGACTATCGAGATCAGCGGTGACAAGTACCGCACCACGTACGGTCTGGTAGATGGCAAAAAGCAGACGACAGAATGGATGATCTGCCAGCCAACAAACGTGGGCCGTTCTAACGAACGTGACGGAAATGCTCAGGCGATCTTCGAAGCTACTGCAGTCTGGAAGAAGCGTACAGAGCGTGGTTACTATCCGGACATCGAGGACATTGACAAGCCGCCGTTTATCGAGCCAATGCTTGCTCAGAAGTACGAGGATCGCAAGGACGAGATTGTCTTTCCAGTCTACAGCCAGCCCAAGCTGGATGGCATTCGCTGCATCACCACGCGCCTCGGTATGTTCAGCCGCAACGGCAAGAAGATCGTCTCAGCTCCGCACATCCACACCGAGCTGAAGGCGTTCTTTGAGCAGCATCCGGATGCGATTCTCGATGGCGAGTTATACTGCGACAAGTTAGCTAATGACTTCAACAAGATCTGCTCGCTCGTCAAGAAGACTAAGCCGACCGCTGCTGATCTTGGAGAATCTGCTTCGAAGATCGAGTACCACATCTACGATCTGATCGACACCTCGCAGACATTTACTGAACGCTACAACTGGGTAATAGCTCACGTTCCGACATCTGCCAAGACCAAGGTGCGTCTCGTCAGTACTGCTTTGATTCGTCTGCCAAATGATCTGGATGAGTACTACGCAGCTTATTTGGCTGCCGGCTACGAAGGTCAGATGGTGCGAATCGATGAATGCTACGAGCAGAAACGCTCAAAGTATCTGTTGAAGCGCAAGGAGTTTCAGGATGCAGAGTACAAGATTCTGAGCATCCATGAAGGCGAGGGCAATCGTTCTGGCATGGCGGGCTATGCTATTCTAGAAAACCGCGATGGCACGACGTTCAAGTCGAACATCAAAGGTACTCACGAGTATCTCAAAGAATTGCTCGAGGACAAGGATATCCTTGCAAATCAGATGGCTACCGTGCAGTATTTCAATCTGACGCCAGATGGCGTTCCGCGCTTTCCATACGTCATTGCAATCCGTAACTATGAATAAGCCACTTCGTGAGCCATATATGGAAGATATAAACGCAGCTACGGTAGCTGCGATGAATAAGCTGATTGAGCTTAACATCATTGACGGCGAGGATCGTGCTCAGGATATTCTTTTCGATCAAATTTCAGCAGTTCTAGAGAAACATTTTAACTATCCAGATTACAGCAACTACAATTAGCAATGAGCAATGAGAGTGGAAACAATAACGGTAAAGGATCTAAGCCCAGACCTTTCTCGGTGGATCGAAAGACTTTTGAGGAGAATTGGGACAGAATTTTTTCGTCAAACCGGAGGTCTGACCCATTTGACGAGAACGACACAGACACACAGAATCAGACACCTAAGAAAAGGAAGAAAAATGGCTACAAACAATGGTAATAAGAACGCCTACGAGATTCGTCTCGAGGTACTCCAAGCAGCAATCAGTATCGCTGAGAGCGCATACTATCAGCAGCTCGACAAGCGTCGCTTTGACGCTGAGCAGAGCAAGAGCGCTTACGAGCTCCCAGAGGATACTCGTGTGCGTGATGCACTGCGCATCGCCAAGAAGCTCTACGCCTTCGTGGAAGGCCCTGAGGACGTTCAGTCAGCAGAATAAGCGTTAGTTTATGTAACCCGTTGGCTGTCAGCGGCCTAGAAAATCGTTGATAGTCAACGGGTTATAAACTTTTGTTTCCTTTCATTTTTTGAGCAACCATGTAGTATGTTCTCATGATGGTGATCGTGATGAATGTTACTGCTGTAAAAAAGATCAATGACTGGAAGATTGCGAGGTTTGTGACACCCACCGCTTTTACTTCAGCTGGCCAGCCGATTCAAGGCGGCAAGACGATTGTCAACTTTTACTCGAGTCTCGATGAGATCGAGATTTATAGTACCGATGAGAACGGCGACATCATTGATCCTGCGAAGTTCGTGCCAGTTCATGATACTAGCGCGTGGAACTCTCTAGTAGAATCATATGAGCAGCATGCTGCGGCTGGCACCTTTCAGCGTTACATTCTCGCCTAATTTATGACGTATCCAGACGAAGTGACTAACTTACGCGCTCGCGTTCACGAATTGCTAGTGGAGCGCGCCGATCTCCAGCGTGAAAACGCCGCATTGGAAGCTCAAATTGAGCAAGATGCTAATGAAGATTGGCGAGCTTGGTGCGAAAAGTTTGAGCGTGAGAATGCAGCATTGCGAGACGCTCTGATTGAGTGCAAAGATACTTTGGTAGAATACGTCCACGGAGATATTGAAAATCCGGCGCGAATGAACTCTGCTTTAAACATTGCTCGTGCTGCACTTCAAAAAACACGCTAAAGAAACATTATGAATCCAGAACTTGAATCTAAACTTTGTCAAAAGTACCCTACCATATTCCGTGACAGAATAAAGTCACCGCAGGAATCCTGCATGGCATTCGGTATCGAATGCGGCGATGGCTGGTACACTGCAATCGACACGCTGTGCGAGTGTCTGTCATCTCTGTATTCTACATGGATATCCACGGGCGATGACTCGTTTGAGTTGGATGCGCCTATAGTGGTTGCAGATCAAATCCAGGAAAAGCATGCCGGACTTCGCTTTTACTATCACATCGAGCTGACTGAAAATGCTCGTGCTATTTACGAAAAGTACAAAGACAATCCAGAATTCATGAAGAAGTACACGGAGGCTTCTCTTGGCTATACGCGCTACATCGCCGGCGCAATAGCCATGGCTAAAACCATATGCTCGCGTACTTGCGAGGATACTGGACGTGAAGGTGTTCTTCACGTCAGCGAAGGTGGTTGGTGCCGCATATTAAATACTAAATTCGCGCAAACTGAACAGCATTACATAAACCAAGGATATAAACCACTATGAGCAAGTACAGTAAAGTAACACTGACAATCGATGATGAAGTAGCAGACCAGCTGGTCTGCAGTAGACTTGACGTCTCGATTAATTACTTGCGAGAGGACATCAAGAAACTGATCAAGAAGAAAAAGCTCGCTCCCTACGAAAAGGAAGACCTTGCAGACTGTCAGAAGGATCTGGCAGCTCTTGAGCAGGCGTTTGACTATTACGGCGGAAACTTGAAGTGACTAAGATCTGCTTCATTTCTGATACGCACGGCGCGCACCTCGGTCTGCAGTTGCCAGACGCAGACATTCTGGTACACTGCGGCGACTTCAGCAGCCATGGCACCTACATGGATGCGCTGAGATTCGTCAATTGGTTTGGCGCACAGCCGCACAAGCACAAGATCTTCATTGCGGGCAACCATGATCTGTACTTTGAGCAAGGCAATCCATCGGACATAACAGTGTTTCTGCAGCAGCTTCCGCCGAATGTTCATTACTTGCAGGACAGCGGAATTGAGCTGGAAGGCATTACTTTTTGGGGCTCGCCGGTACAGCCTCGCTTTTTTAACTGGGCATTCAATCGTGACAGAGGAGCAGACATCAAGAAGCACTGGGATCTGATTCCGCATAAGACAGATGTTCTGATCACGCACGGACCTGCGTATGCTCGATGCGATGAAGCTCCAAGAGCTGGTCGATTCGGCGATGTAAGCTGGCTCGAGCGAACTGGCTGCAAAGATCTGCTTGACGCCATCAAGCAAGTCAAGCCGAAGATTCACGCATTCGGGCATATTCACTACGCTTACGGCTACACCTTTTCCGAGAACGTCCACCATTTCAATGCATCGATCTGTACTGAGGGTTACGTTCCAAACAACAAGCCATTTCTGGTTGATCTAAATGGTTGCAGTGTGGAGAAGATTGACATATTATAGCTGCTAAATGAGCTTACCCAAGTTTAAGTTACGTAAGAAATACTTTACTGATGTTATCATCACAGAGCCAATAACTATTACGTGGCCGGATGGAAAACAGACTAACGTCACGGTCCGCGGCACCATAGATCATCCGAAATTTACCGAGCTTCGCGAAAAGCTTGGTGCAAACGGATTGATAGAAATCGAGCGAGGATGGTGGAATGGCGACAGAGTGCTGAAGCCGTTTTATCTCAACAAGCACAAGTTTTCTGTGGGTGACAAATTTCTCAGCGCGATTGCTATGGCGGTGATGTTCGAGACAACAAAATGAAAGTATCATCTGTTAGACTCGCTATTGTCTTTCTATACTGCCTCGCTGTTCTGTACGGCGTCGGGTATGTAGTATTCTACAAAGGCGCCAGCGCTTGGTGGTTTTTAGCGGCAGGCTGTGTCCTGCCTCGCGGCGATTTTATCCTGCGGTTGGCGCAGGAGGAGCCGGAGGAGCCGGAGGAGTAGAATCTTCTTTCTTCTTGGCAAACGGCGAGATGCTGCCTCCGCCTTTCTTGTGGCTCATGACTGCCATGACGACCACAAATAGTCCCATTACTGCGCCGACGACCCAGAACGGAATCGTGGCAGCTACATAAGAAAGGCCAAGCATTACTAAGCCGCCGATGATGAACACCGGACTCTTCAGCAGGAATCCTAGTACCATTAGTACTATGCCCACGCCCAGAAGTGCTTTGACGATCATACCGACCATCTCCTGCTTCTGTTTTTCCTTGGCGATCTCAACAGCATCATCAGCTTCCTTCTTCATCTTTGCGCGGAATGCTTCCTGTTCTTCCTGAAGTTTCTTGAGTGACTCAGCTTGCTCAGAACGAATCTTTGACTTTTCTTCTTCTTTCTGCTTGACAAGTTTATCAGCTTCTGCGTAACGCTTTGCGTCTTCCTCGGATTGTTTTAGCAGCACGCTATACTTTTTGCGAATGTCATCCTCAGCCTTCTGGCGATCTGCAGTGATGTCTGCCTCGATTTCCTTTTTCTTTCCTTCCGGTACTGGCATTAGTATTACAGCTGCTTCCTTTGACTTCAGGTTTGCAATCAGCACGCGCTTATCAAGTCCAGTAATTTCCTCGGTGGCAAATGTGATCCCGTAGTTGATAGCAGAAATCTTGTCAAAGTTATCATTGTCGATCTTTTCGCGTTTTGCATACGCATCTGCTAATTCCTGCCGAAACTTCTCGTAACGGATTTCCATTGCTTTGCGCGCCTCAGCCTCGCGCCGTGCAATTTCTGTCATTCTATCCACAGCATTGGAAGTTGCTTGAGCACCCGCAACTGTTCCACTGGTATCGCCGCCTTTATTTTTATCTAGACGGTCGCCTAACGATGCTATCTTTCCGCCAATACCAGTAAGCAACTGGCAACCGGTCATAAGCATTAAGCAGAATAGTATGAATATCCATCTCATCCTGGATATTTATAAATAGACTTGAATTCAACTCAATCACAACTACTTATGGTTACACCTATCATCAAACTTCTGGGCACAGAAGCCTCGGTTAATGCTTCTGGAAGCACATTCAACGGCGCGCACTTGGTGCGAATTTATAACTCAAATGCGACAGATGTGCTGATTACTGTTACAGACACTGATACCAGCACTGTCACCGGTACATTTACGCTGAAAACATACGAGACAGCATTCGTTCGCAAAAATGCGGCTGAAAGCATTTCAGCCGCTACTGCCTGCAAGATGGTCGCTATTGCGTTTTAATTACTAAACACTTTTTATAATATGAGCGCAGACAAAAACTTCGAATCACACGTTGCAGAAACTGGATCAAATATCCAGGGACGCATTATTCCAGACAGCAATATCAATGCTCTGGACTATTCAGACATTCTTAAGTTTTCAAACTGCAAAGACATTGTGGTTGATGGCTGTACTGTTACTGGCGGCCAAGAAGATTGCATCGATGCAGTACGCGGATCAAACTACACGATCAAAAACTGCACACTGCTTCCTTACGTCAATGGCATCACTCTGAAAGGATCAATCGATGGCATTCGCATTCAGAATGTCGTGTTTGCGAATCACGGAAAAGAATGCGACATTGACATTGGACAGTTTGACAATTACTGGTGGATCGGTCGTGCTTCAACACGAAACATTCGCATCGATGGAGTAAATGCTACTGATGGAAAGCCAGTGATTGTTCGTCTGTGGGATTCAGATACTCCTACCGTCACGAATTCAAACGTCAAGATCATTCGCATTCCAAAGATTATCTGGTGGCCTTACTTTGTGTTTCGCGCCGGTCAGACGCGCGGATTCAAGAACGTAGCTACTCCAGTTGCCGACAGCTCTTTTATCAAGACCAAATAATATGAAATCATTAATCGTATACTCGTCATTGCTTCTAGCGCTTGCAACTTCTGGTTGGGCGCAGAGCGCTAATACTGCCGCAGGTGCTGCCATCGGCGCCGTTGCTGGTGCTGCAATCGGAGCACATAATAAAGCTCCTGTTGCTAGCGCAATAACCGGTGCTATTGTTGGAGGTCTGATCGGCAATGCAGTTGACCAGAATTCTGCTCCGCCTCCGCCACCACCTCCTCCTCCGCCACCTCCTCCACCGCCGCCCGTACCAGCTACTCCTTCGGCAGACATCATCGTTCGTGAGGTACCCGTGGTTGTGGTTGAAACGCCCATCATAATTGATGAACGTATCTGGGTCGGAAATGATTTGTGGATCTATTCATACCACGGATTCCGTGATCGCGCAGGCCGTATTCGCTACGAAAGCCGCGTGCCGTTTCATCGCGTATTTGTTCGCGGTGGATATCGATATCGCCGATAAGATTTATGTCTCAGCCGCAAAAATATAAGCTTAAGCGCTTGTACGATGCGATAATTCCGCTACTGCAAAATTTGAAAAAGAGCTCAGAAACAACACCCGATGAGCAGCGCGCACAGCGTCTGGCAATCGATTCGCTGGGCGATAGAATCTGGGTTACCACAGATCTTTATCTTTTCATAGCATTCTCAGGAGTCTTTGGATTTGGCCTTGGACTTCTGATTGGAATCATAGCTGCATATGGCCGATAACAAAGACATCTTCGATTTTGGTTTTACCGCTGTCGATGAAGACGAGCTCGATATCTCGAAGCAGGCAGAAGAAGCACGCACGATTGCGGGGCAGCACGAGGACAAGCTGAATCGCTTGTATGAGGCAATTCTGCCGTTGCTGCACAATCTCAAGAAGAACCCAGAGAAGGACTACATCAAATGGCCCAACCGCGTGAAGAAGGTTGAGGAATTTGAGAAGATGATTGCTGGCATCGTGAATGGATAATGAACGCAGAAGCCTTCAAGTCGCTGATGGATTTGGGCTTCTCGGTAGCCGCTGTAGCTATCGGCGGAGTATTCATTGTTATCTTGCTGAAGTACATTCTGGCGGGAGTCGTCTCGGATGTGAAGTCAATTTCAGGACTGGCGGGAATGCTGAACAACCGTGTCCGCACAATGAACAACGATTTGGTCAGAATCGATGCTCTGATTTCAGCAAAATTTGGATTGCGTGTAGATCTTGAACGCCTTGCTCGTACTGACGGCAAGACTGATGCTCGAAAGGACTGAGGATGACAGACGAGATCAGCACGTTCAAGATGATGGTAAACCAGTACGGGTTGCCGATCATGGCAGCTGGCGGCATGGGATACTTCATTTATTTTGTCTGGAAATTCGTCACGGAGAACATCAACACTGAGTTGTCCAACGCGAAGAAAACGATGATTGAGCTGATCGACAGGATTAGAATGCTTGATAATGATTTGATCAGGTTAGAGCAAAAAATCAATACGGCTATTGAAGTCCAACGAGTCAAAGATGAAAAACCAAAAACAGCATCCGTCATCGAACAGTCTGATACTAATAGTAGTGTTCCTCCTCCTGCTATTTTGTCTTAGCGTGCTTCCACAGTGTGCTTTGCGCGGCTCGGATATGACATACAGTTTCAAGTCGCCTGCGTTCAACGGAATCGGATACTCTGCACACGAGATCACTATCGAGAATATCTCGCGTACTCGTAAGCAAAACATCCAGGATGTTGCAAAGGCTGAGGCGGAAAACCTGAAGCTTGCATCTCAGAATACTCCTCTGAACAACTTCATCGTCAATCTGCAGGCGCGCATTTACTCGCAGCTGGCCTCGCAAGTCACAGATCAGATTTTCAATGGCAGCGCGACGTTTGGTGCGATCAATCTGCAGGGCGGTGCTACAGTAACTTGGGTGCGCTCGGGTGACATTGTGACTCTTTACATCGTCGATCCTGCCACGGGAAATATGACTTCAATTCAGGTACCAGTCGGAAGTCTGGCACCTGCTACAACGACTCCGCCTACCGGCTGATCGATGAAGAAACTGCTAACAGCCACACTACTGCTATCTTTACTTTTTAGCGGCTGTGCTTCAGTTTCGCGCAGTCCACGCATTCTTGAAATGCCGCGACTGCAGGAAAGCCCGCTACAAAAGCAGCTGTTCGCGCTGCCTGCAATCGATGGCTCAAAGATCACGATTGCTGTCTATAACTTCGCAGACAAGACTGGACAGCGCAAGACTGTAGATACCTACGCATCGTTTTCATCAGCAGTTACTCAAGGCGCAGACAGCTGGCTGATCGATGCGCTGCGCCTGGCTGGAAACAATCATTGGTTTCAGGTGCTCGAGCGTTCCTCGCTGGACAATCTTGTCAAGGAACGACAGCTCATCGCGCAGACTCGCGAGTCGTTTCAAGGCAAGGATGCAGAAAAGCTTTCACCGCTGCTGTTCGCGGGCATCATCGCAGAAGGCGGAATCATCGGATACGACACTAACGTCTTTACTGGTGGCGCGGGCGCAAGCTTGCTGGGTATTTCGAGCTCGACACAGTACCGCAAAGATGTAGTCACTGTTTCCCTGCGCTTCATTTCAGTACAGACAGGCGAGGTGATGCTCTCAACAGCAGTGACAAAGACAATTACCTCGGTTGCTCTTTCAGGCAACCTATTCAAATTTTATGAGCATGGAGTGACACCAGCAGAATCAGAACTAGGGTTCACAGCAAACGAGCCGAATACAATCGCGGTACGTTCTGCTATCGACCAAGCAGTGATTGAAATCATCAATCAAGGCGCTAAGACTGGCCTCTGGAAATTCGCAGTGACAGGTAAACCACAACCAACCAACCAAAGCAAATGAAAAATAAAGTCGTAGCGCTATTCACCCTGCTTTTGCTCCTCACTGCGACAACTCGAGGACAGAATCAGATCTACGTGAATCAGATCACCACGAGTGGCACAACCACTCTCGTTCAGGTAGGAAGCCTGAACAAAATCGGCTCCTCGCAGACACCAAGCGACATCACGGGAGACAACATCGTCTTTGAAATGCGTCAGATCGGTGACAGCAATACGACTGACTTCTCGATTGCTAGCGCGAACAACCTGAAGTTCATCTCGGCATATACTGGCAACAGCAACACGCAGAAGTACTACTTCAGCGGTGCTAGCAACAATATGAACTTCTCGGTGGCAGGCAACAGCAACTCGTTCTTGCTGAACAAGGATACCACAGTAGATCATACCTCGAATACTGACAGCTCGAAAGCCACACTTCAGAACTCAGACCTGAAGTTTACTGTCACGGGTAATTCCAATACCTTCAAGTTCGCAATCGACTCAGGTAAATACAACTACCTCGATTACAACATCACGGGCAACTCAAATACCATCAAGTCCACACAGATCGGCAATACCTCTGGATCTGCTGCTAAGGACGGGCATGAGCAGACAGTCAACATCACTGGATCTTCCAATGATCTGACAATCTATCAGGCAGGTATCGAAAAGCAGCTGTTTAACTACACGCTGACAGGATCAACGAACACCGTGAAGATCGTGCAGACACAGGCAGGTTATGCTCCAGTAATGACTACAACTGGAACAAATGGCCCTGCGGGAACAGCACAGACCACAAATTCGATTACTCCTCCAACACAGTAAGATTTAGTAATGAATAGTAAAGCCGCTATTGCGATCATAGCCATGGCGGCTTTTTTGTCTGCGCACGGAGCGGTGGGTAAGATGGATACTGTCACTGGCCCAACTCAGATCGCGCGCGGCAAGGAGAAGATCGAAGGCAAGAAAGATACAGATGTCGAGATGAATGACTCTGTCGAGACGCTGAAAGCGCGTGTCGGTATTACCTTTGAGGACAACACGAAGATGCAGGTGACAGAATTCTCAAAGCTCAAGATCGATGAATTCGTGTACGATCCCAAGTCAGGTAAAGGTAGTCTTTCTATCAAAGCAGCATTTGGCACAGTTCGGTATGCATCAGGAGCAATCGCAAAGAATAGCCGCGAGAACGTCAAGGTGCAGACACCGACAGCAAAGGTATCAGTACGCGGCACAGACTTCTCGATGACTGTCTCGGAGGATGGCAAAAGCTTGATCGTGCTACTGCCATCGATTCCAAAAGCATCAGGTTTGCCACCGGTTGTCGGTGAGATTACTGTCTCAAATCTGGGCGGTTCTGTGCTCATGAATCAGGCATATCAGGCCACATTTGTATCCTCGCAGAACACAGCACCCACACCACCCGTGGTACTCGACTTTCAGGACGAATCTAAGATCAATAATATGCTGATCGTGGAAACACCGCGTCAGGTTACTCAGGCAGTCAAAGAACAAAAGAAAGAAAAGCAACAAACACAAAGCACCGATGATGAAGACAATAAGCCCAAAAAGAAAGACACAAAGACTGCAATTACTCAATCTGATACGCCGCCGGCTACTGCAACAGTGGCTGCACAACAAGCAACAACGACTGACAATACTCAGCCAGTGACCACAGATCTGAACATCAATGCTATTCAGCCGCAGGTGCTACAGAATGTAGCAACCGTAATTGAAAAGGCTCAGCCGCCAGCTCCTCCACCAAATTTGGTTGTTGGTACTGCTGTAGTCAATACTGGGTGGGCATCTGATGGCACGAATGCCACACTGCTGATAGACAATAATGGCAATGTGGTGCAGTATTCGACAAAGGCGAACGCCAATCTCTTGATAGATATTACGACAGATGAAGGCACTAAATCATACCCGCTGAATTTCGGTGATAAACTAAAGGTGAACATCACGCAAAAGAAATAATGAAGAAGCATCAAATCAAGATCATCGGTATCGGACTAATCATGCTGGCAGTAGCTGTTGCGCTGCGTATCTGGGATCCATATCCGATCGAGGTGCTGCGTCTCAAAGGATTAGACTTTTATCAGCGTCAGCAACAGAAAGAAGTATCCAAGAACATTGCTGTCATTGAGATCGATGAGGCTGCTCTCGAAAAGAATGGTCAGTGGCCCTGGCGCCGTGATGTGCTGGGTGCTGCTGTCAGCAAGGCGATGGACGCTGGTGCAAGTGCAGTGGTGCTACCTATCATCTTTGCAGAGCCTGATCGTCTGGGCGGTGATAAGGAATTCATTCAGGTGATCGAGAAGGTACCCGTAATCATTGCTCAATCTGCTGCTCAGAAAGGCAAAGGCGAGCCAGTGCCGCGCGGGTTAGCAACAATTGGCGGAAAGGCAGAAGACTGGCTGTTCGATTATCCAGCGGCAATAGGACCAACTAGTGACATTGGTAAATCGGCTGCAGGCGTGGGCATGCTGCTGACTGCTCCTGAGCTTGATGGGGTGGTGCGTCGTTTACCGCTGATCGTGCAAGTCAAAGGCGAGAAGTATCCCACATTGCCTCTGGAGGTGCTACGCGTCTTTGGTGGAGAGGCATCCAATCAGGCCAAGGCGAATGAGGGAGGCATCGTTGCTGTGCGCGTTGCTGGAATTCCGCCGATCAGGACAGATGCAAATGCTCGCGTCTGGCTGAATATGAAGTACACCTTTGAGAGCATCTCTTACACAAAGAATGATTGGAGTGCTGTCAAAGGAAAGATCGCAGTCATCGCGCCAACAGCAGAAGGTCTGGCCAATACTGTAGCGACACCTCTGGGTACCACATATGGATACGAGGTCAATCTGCAAGCACTGCAGATGCTGATCGATGATGCGCGTCTGGAACGCCCAGCGGAAGCTGATCTGTACGAGCTTGCAGCTGGTGTGCTGCTGTGTCTGATTGCAATCGTGACAATCTGTTACCTGAACTACATCGCTGCGGGTATCCTGTTCGTGATTATGCTAGTCGCACCAGTTCAAACTGGATTTTACCTGTTCGCGAAGCATCAATCACTCTACGATTTTACCTGGGTGTGCGGCGCGCTGATCGGATCCTGGGGTGCAGCATTGTTCTGGCGGTTCGTGATGGAATTCAAACTGAAGCAGCAGATCAAGAAGCAATTTGGTACATACCTTTCGCCTGCCATGGTTGAAAAACTGCAACAGAATCCTGACCTACTCAAACTTGGCGGCGATGAAAGAGAACTTTCCATTATGTTCACAGATGTTCGTGGCTTCACCGCCATATCAGAACACTATGGTAAGAATGTTCAAGGGCTGACGCAGATCATGAATCGCTACATGACTGCAATGACTCAGGCGATTCTTGACAACAATGGAACGCTTGACAAATATATCGGTGATGCTCAGATGGCATTTTGGAATGCTCCACTTGATGACAAAGAACATGCCAAGAACGCTGTGAAGACCGCGATGAAAATGTTGAAGGACTTGGATGCATTCAATGCCGAAATAACCAAAGAAGGCGTACCAGCATTTGGTATGGGGCTTGGCATCAACACAGCAACGGTTGTTGTTGGTAATATGGGCAGCACACAAAGATTTGACTATACCTGTCTTGGAGACGGAGTAAATCTGGCATCAAGACTTGAAGGTCAAAGCAAGCCATATGGCGTAAGAATTGTCCTTGGTCAAGACACAGCAAGATATGTGCAACGCGATTATCAACTGTTTGAATTGGACAAGATTGCTGTCAAAGGAAAGAAAGAAGGAGTAAGAATATTCACTGCGCTTGAAAATGAACTTGGTGTCGCAAAAGCACACGTCTTGGTATCTCACCAAATGTTCCTGAATGGTTACAGAGAAAAAAATTGGGATAACGCCATTTATCACGCAAAGGAACTTATGAAATACAACAAGGAACTAAAAAAGTATTACGAGATGATGATCGAGCGCATCGAGTACCTCCGTGACAATGACCCAGGCGAAAAGTGGGATGGCGTCTACAGAGCGACCAGCAAGTAATAGCTATCAACGACTTACGTAACTTTCTGTCCTTTCATTTTTTCTTGAATGTGGTAGTGTATTGCTATGATGAATCGCAATACTTCCACTACCCTCACCGCCGAACAGATCGCTCTGAACGAGTACATTGCTCAGGAGAACGCCGCGTTTGCTGAGCGGATGAAGGCCGAAGGTGCCACGTGGTGGTCCACCTACGCTCTGACCGCCGTCGATCTGGCGGAGTACGGTGTCTTCAACATCGAGCAGTTCAAGGCGCACCGCGAGGAAAACGAGCGCCTCTGCGCCGCGAAGGAAGAGCGCAAGAACAGCTACGGCTGGTAATCTTTCGCCACGACGCCCGTTGGCTATCAATGACTTAGAAAATTTTGTTTCCTATCATTTTAGCTAGAATAGTGTAGGATATCTCCATGATGAAAACGATTAAGCACAACGGTATCCGCTACGACATCGCCAGCAATAACGGCGTCGAGGTTCTGCTCAAGCGCAAGACGCGCACCGGCTGGCGCCAGATCACGCTTCAATACCGTGACATTCCGAAGCGTCTGCATCGCGCTCTGAAGGCTAGCAAGACGCACACCGACTACCACATGGTCCGAAACGTGATGAACGGCGCTCTGGTCCGCGAGGCGGTTGACACACCGTACGGTTGCTCGGTGGGCGATGAGGCCTACTGGTGCAACTGATTGTTGCTCAACGGGTTAGAAAAACCTAGCGCGCCCGTTGCTAGTCAACGAGTTACAAACGTTAAATAGCTTTACTTTCTGCTAAACTAGTGTAGGATATATCCATAATGAAACTGATTCTTGCGCTGCTCGCTCTGACCGCCACCGCAAAAGCTGCTTCACCGCAACTGATTGACGCGCTGGTCGCTGTCGAATCGCACGGCAATGCTGCTGCTGTCGGCGACTCTGGCAAAGCTCTCGGTATCCTGCAGATTCATGCCACAATGGTTGCCGATGCGAATCGCATTGCTGGTACGCACTTTACGCATCGCGAGATGCTTGATCCCACCAAGGCGCGAGCTGTTGCGTCTATCGTGCTTGACCATTACTCGCGTCAGATCCTACGCACGACTGGACGGAATGCGTCTAACCGCGAGCTAGCGTTCATCTGGAACGGTGGTGCTAGTGCGTGGCGCCGTGCTGATGCGCCGATGAATGATGCAAAGCAGCGCAACCTCGAGGCGTACTGGAACAAGGTTTCTAAGTCGCTGTAACTATCGCTCTGAATAAATACTTTCGTTCTGTGAAATGAGCCTACTTCTAGTAAGTAGATCAAGATATCGCACTTCGGCCCTAGACATAATCTGTTGGCCTAAATAGCATAAAGCATACTTCAACTCAGATTGAGGTAGGCTCATTTTACCGAACTTTCTGATTTACATTCCTCCGCCTTTATGGCAGGATGACTACATTATGACTCGCGCAAAGAAGCAATCTAGCGGCTATAAAGTCCGCGTTACTGATGGTCGTTATACTGGTGAAGAACCGGTGTGGGATGGATGGGAAAAGTGGCCTGTGGAGAAGTTCGATAAGGAACGTTCTCGCGCATTCAACTTCTACAACTACTATCTAGATGCCGGTCAGTCTAAGCATGCTGTCCTTGAATGGATGGAAAAGAATGGCTACAGCAAGATTGACATTGCAGCAGTAAAGGCTGCTCCTGATTATCTCCCAGGTCCTACTACGGGTACGTTATGCATTTCTATGCTGCGCGGAATGCCTGCAAAGCACCCTGAGCTCGACTATCGCTCTGACGCCGACTTTGCTGCTGAACGAATCGCAGAGACGATCAGGACGGGCCGCACATTGAATCCGAACCAAGGAGAAGCGGTTGAGCAGTTCATGAAGACTGATCCGGTTTCGCCGATGATTTTGCTTGCTGCAAAGACGCAGCGTACTGTGATTCTAGATTTAGATGTTCTGCTTGACGAATGGATCAAGACTAGAGATAAGAAAGTGCGGCGTATCGATCTGTACGAGACAATGAAAGGACACGCTCTATCCGCGTTAGCTGCGCCCACAGTTGAACGCTGGCTGACTAACCTTCTGAACGGATTTGTGGCTGCGCGTGACAAGACCGATCCAGATTATGTTGAGGGCTACAGCTATCTTTCTGCATCTGAGCTGCGTGATCGAATCGATGCGCTTGAGGATATGCTCAAGGATCTGAATCGTTACGCTCTGGCAGCTAAGGCGACTCGTGCTCCTCGCAAGAAGCGTGTCAAGTCTGCCGACAAGCAAATTACCAAGCTGCAGTTCCGCAAGGAGGATGCTGACTACAAAATTGCATCGATCAATCCGACTCGAATCGTGGGTGCGTACCGACTGCTTGCATTCAATACCAAGAAGCGGGTGCTGCTTGACTTCTATGCTCAGAACGCTGAGGGTTTTGCTATCAAGGGTACATCGCTGAAGAACGTGGATGAACTCACGTCTCGTTGCACACGTCTGCGCAAGCCGCAGGAGTTCTTAGAGATCGTGCTGAACAATACGTCCAAGCAGATCGAAAAGGCCTGGGGCAATCTAACTACCAAGGAAAACAAGCCCAAACCCCGCATCAACAGCGATGTAGTTCTGCTGCGAGTCTTCGAACGAAAAGATTGAAATAGCTAATAGCTTTCTCCTTTACAAGATTTCTTGCAGACTGTATTATATTACTACTGATATCTTAATGACACTAGACAACATCTTAACTAAAGCTAAATTGACTGAAATGGTTGAACAGCTCGTGCATCTTGAAAAGATGAGCTACATCGATGCTGTGCTGCATATCTGCTCTGAACGCGGCATTGATCCAGCTGACATCGGTAAGCTGATCTCACCTCCGATCAAAGCTAAGATTGAGGCCGAGGGCATGGCTGCCAATCTTCTTCCCAAGTCAAACTCGCTTGATTCTTTCCTATGAGCACTGATACTACTACACCACCACAAAATGTCGTGGCAGATAAAGACGGCAATCTTAAAGTCAAGATGCCCAAAATTCGCCGCGGCCGCCACCCTGAAGTCACCGCTGGCGCGTTCGGCAATGGACGTACTCATAACGGAATCAAGTACCGCACGAGCAGTCTGATTCGTCGCTTTCGGTAATGCTTAAACCATGGGAAGCGTATCAGATCTATACTGCGCTAAAACTGCACTTTGAGACTGATACATATGATGCGCTGAGGTACAACTTCAAGACCTCAGCGTCTCAGGCATCGTTCCTTAAAAGAAAAGATCGGTTCTACTTTGCGAAGTTGGCAAAGAAGTATCCGGATCGTCAAACTTTGATTGACTATCTGGTCGCTTGTTTCACCTCTGGTAGCAAGACCTGGGCAGGCAATCTCATCGACAAAGAAGCTGAGGATCAGTACGCAGAGTGGTTGCGGAAACGTGACACGTTCTCATACTACTTCGGTGACCAAGTCGATTATCTGCTGAACTACTGTCAGGAGAAGAAGATCGTATTCGATGACCTGTTCAAGGCCAAAGGATCTGATCATCCGCTCATAGTTCAGCTATATTCTCAACAGTACATTTCATTAGAGACGCTTGTGACCTTTGATGAGATGCTAGAATTCATGAAGAACCAGTCTGTGACTGAGACTATCTTCTGGCCAGAATTCTTTCAACTGGTGAGCAAATACCGGCCCTTCTGGCGTCAGCAGGTCAACATTAAAAAGTGCAGGCAAACTGTGCTTTCTAGGTTTACAAGCAACGTCTGATGTGTCAGGATATACTCCGTAACATACACTAAAATACTACAACTACACTACTAATATGTCATTCGCAGATCTAAAGAAGAATCGCACCGCGGGCATCAGCAATCTGATCTCGCAGGCGCAAAAGGCAGCAGGC